TACATAACTATATATAAGCGAAGTGGAGATACATGCACTAAGCTAGCTGATCCAGCTACTTTGCCAGCTAGTACTAGTCATGATTGCGCTTTCAGTTCTGATGATACTTATTTAGCGGTTGCTCATAGTGGTGCCCCTTACATAACTATATATAAGCGAAGTGGAGACACATTCACTAAGTTAGCTAATCCAGCAACTTTGCCAACATTCAATGGCAATGCTTGTGTATTCTCAAACACTGGTTTTCCACAATCTTAATAACTAAGCAACCTTAGGTGAGTTAATAACTCGCCTAAGGCACAATAACAGGATTATAATATGAAACTACCAGATACACTGACTTTAGAGCAAGTTGAACAACTAAGGAAAATGTCAACTAAAACAAAAAGCTTTGACGATATGGTTAAAAAAGAAGATAAAGAAATTGACGTCGATAAAATTGTTAAAACACAAGTAAAGATAATTGATGGTAAAGAGGTATTTGTCCCTATAGAATCTGAAGAAGAAAATCAAGAGGAAACTGAGACAGCGGAAGCAAAAGAAGACAACACTGAAGAAGCTCACAAAGAACAAGAATAACATTTTTAACGAAAGAAAATGATAAGATAGATATATTAATAGGAGGAGCAATGGCAACTAGAACACATATAGCTAAGGTTACAGAAGGTGTAACTGAAAAAGCGGTACAAATGGTACCTTCTGATCCTGGATCACCAGTTGATAGTCAAATTTGGATTAACACATCATCAAGAGAAATCAAGTACTTTGATGGAACAGTGGTACACAATTTAATTGAAAGTGATGGATTAGAAAGGGTTGATCAACCTTTAGGTGTTTCGCCAATAGATGGAGCAACTGGAATTCAATTGTCAGCTACTCTAACTGCTTCTGATTTCATACCAGCTTATGATTTGAATACTCATGCCAGCTCAACTTGGGAAGTAAGAGATGCTGCTGACAATTTAGTGTTTTCAAGTATAGACGATGCTGCTAACTTAACTAGCATATTAGCGACTGGCTTATTAGGTAACGTCACTTACAAATGGCGAGTTCAATATAAAGACATCAAAGGTTATACGAGTGCTTTTAGCGAGTATATTGAATTCAGTACAATACCTGTTTATATTGAAACTCCATCAATCACTTATCCAACTACTAGTCCAGATCTAACTGATGTTGACTTTGGAACTGATTTCACAACTAGTACTTTCAATGTATTTGGTGCTAGTAATAATCACATCTCTACTCGCTGGCAAATAGCTCTAAGCTCAAATCCAACTTTCGATGTACTTGTATTTGATAGTCTAGATGACCCTACTAACTTAGAGTCAATAACTCTAGATAGTGACGACTTTGAAGTGAGCACTGAATACATACTTAGAGTAAAACATACAGATAGTAACTATGGTGACTCAGCTTGGAGTGCAGTTAGAACTTTCACAACAGCTGCACAATTTGATATAGTACCGTTATTAGCAGTTGCTCACCAAAGTGCCCCTTATATAACTGTCTATGATCAAGACATCGATACCTTTACTAAGCTAGCTGATCCAGCTAGTTTGCCAGCTAGTACTAGCTATAGCTGTTCTTTCAGTTCTGATAACACTTATTTAGCAGTTGCTCATTTTACTTCCCCTTATATAACCATATATAAGCGAAATGGAGATACTTTTACTAAGTTAGCTAATCCAGCTAGTTTGCCACCTAGCCATGCATACGGTTGTAATTTCAGCTCTGACGGCACTTATTTAGCAGTTGCTCATAGTGGTGCCCCTTACATAACTATATATAAGCGAAGTGGAGATACATTCACTAAGCTAGCTGATCCAGCTACTTTGCCAGGTGGTATTGGCTTTAGTTGTGAGTTTAGCTCTGACGGCACTTATTTAGCAGTTACCCATGATAATACCCCTAATATAACTATATATAAGCGAAGTGGAGATACCTTCACTAAGTTAGCTAATCCAGCTAGTTTGCCAAGTAACGATGGCTTTGGCTGTTCTTTCAGTTCTGATAATACTTATTTAGCAGTTGCTCACCAAAGTGCCCCTTACATAACTATATATAAGCGAAGTGGAGATACCTTCACTAAGTTAGCTAATCCAGCTACTTTGCCAGCTAATACTAGTTATGATTGCGCTTTCAGTTCTGATGATACTTATTTAGCGGTTGCTCATAGTGGTGCCCCTTACATAACTATATATAAGCGAAGTGGAGACACATTCACTAAGCTAGCTGATCCAGCTGCTTTGCCAGCTGACAATAGTAATAGCTGTTCTTTCAGTTATGACGGGGTTTATTTAGCAGTTGGACATGGAAATGCTCCTTACATAACTATATATAAGCGAAGTGGAGATACCTTCACTAAGTTAGCTAATCCAGCTACTTTGCCAGCTAATACTAGTTATGATTGCGCTTTCTCAAAAACTGGTTTTCCACAATAAGATACAATTAATAGTTCTGGTAGTCTCTATTTAAAAGACTACCAACTAAAGAAACAACAAAACACGCTAATAAGCACAATATAGGAGATTAACATGGCTAAGACGCATATAGCAAAAGTTACGGAAGGTGTAACTGAAAGAGCAGTGCAAATGGTATCAGCTGATCCAGGGTCACCAATAACTAATCAACTTTGGGTTGATACAGCTAATAATATAGTTAAATATTTTGACGGTTCTGTTGTACAAGTATTAAGCCAAAGTGGTCAATTAGATAGAATTGAAGCACCAGTTGGGGTTTTCCCAACTGAAGGGTCAACTGAAGGTGGAACATCCATTGGTTTAATTTCTAGCACTTTTAATCCTGTATATCCATCATTTACTCATGCTAGCTCAACTTGGGAAGTAAGAGATGCTGCTGACAATTTAGTGTTTTCAAGTGTAAATGACGCAGCTAACTTAACTAGTATCTCAGCTACTGGTTTAAGCGTAGGTGTTGCCTATAAATGGCGAGTACTATATAAAGATAGTGAAGGTTTTATAAGTGATTTTAGTCCTTACGTTAATTTCACTACTAACACTATATACACTGAAACGCCAGTTGTTACTTATCCAACTACTAGTCCAGATCTAACTGATGTTGACTTTGGAACTGACTTCACAACTAACGCTTTTAACGTATTTGGTGCTAGTAATAATCACATCTCTACTGACTGGCAAATAGCTTTAAGCTCAGATCCAACTTTCTCTTCACCTATCTTTGAGAGCTTAGACGATGCTGTAAACTTAGAGTCAATAACTTTAGATAGTGACGACTTTGTAGTTAGCACTGAATATATACTTAGAGTAAGACATACAGATAGTAACTACGGTGACTCAGCTTGGAGTGCAGTTAGAACTTTCACAACAGCCTCTGAATTCTTACCACCAGCAGAAGCTTTTTGGGATTTTACAGACGGTAATCTTTTAAATGATAGTTCAGCAAATAATTATATATTGACTAATAATAATCTTGTAACTACTGGAGCCGTAGGAGCAGTATTTAATGGATCAGGTGCTCTTGCAAGTGGACAACCTTACTTATCTGAAAATGCTGAATCTATTTTGAACAGCATCCCAATTGGATTTGCAGTGGAAGCGTATTTTAAAATTAATAGTGCACCTTCAGTTGAATTTAACTTAGTGCGACAAGACAATGATGCCTCTAATTCGTTTACTTTTTGGATTAGAAGTGGTTTAGATATTCGAACTCGATATAAATACAACGGAACTGTTGAATCTTCAACAGGTACTTCTCAGCTATCTACAGGCGTGTGGTATCATGTGATTTATAGTTGGTTTGCTACTACAGGTCTTCAAATATATTTAGATAATTCTCTAGAGATCAATGAGCCCACTAAAACTATTGTGATGGGAGGTGGCGGTAGCACGACGGAACCGTTTACTATTGGAGCTGGCTATGGTGGTGCCTATGGTATGAATGGGGAGATAAAATATGTACGTGTGTATAAAACAGAATTATCTGCAGCTGATAGAACAGCGCTATATGACAACAGAACGTATTAATAAATAGAGTAAATAAATAAGATTAATAAGTAAATGGCGAAAGCCTTAAAAATAAAGGAGAAAATTATGATTTATGCAATAGTAAAAGACGGTCAACCAATCAAATTAGCAAGCCTAAGAAATAAAGTAGATGGAAAAGTTGGTTTTCATAAGATGACCGATGAGCAGCGTAAAGCTTTTGGTTGGTATCCAACTAATATAATCTACGACGACTATAACCCTATGGTTCATCGACAGGTAGTTAATATGGTTTTAGATGAAGACCTTGAAGTAGTGAATGTTCACTATAGATCATATGGTCTATCTCAATCTCAAATTAGAGAAAATAAGCTTCAAGCCGGTTTTGCCTTTGAATTTGATTCTAAAGAGTATCAGGTAAATTGCTCAGGCTCTGCTTTGTCAACATTGACAATTCATAAGCATCGAGTTATTGATGGAACAATTAATGTTAAATTAGATGGTCAATTTATTGAATTAAGTGAATCTCAATACAACGATCTTCTGGCGCAGATAGCAGAATATGTTCAACAATGCTTTGATGAAGAACTCGCTGGATAATTACTACAGAATTAAATTAATATGATTACTAAATAATGGGAGTGCAAAAGTACTCCCATTTTAGTAAGGTGCACTATGACTAAATATTGGATTAACTATTCGCATGGAATGGAGTTGTCTCCAATTTCTACTGAATATCAAGAACGCAGTGGCAATGAAAATGGTATTTTATTTTACCTTGTATACCTTGCAGTTCTCGATACACATGATATCTTAATGCCAGAAGATATTGAAGTATTTAAAAAGATCTGTATAGAATTACAAACTCACAACGATAATACACAAATAAAAGGTCTTTATGATCGTGGAGCACATGAATCTCACAATGATCATCCATATTATAAATTACCAGAGAAACGTAGAAAGATTAGTCATGATAATATAACTGCTATATCTATTGGTAGTCGATATTTTAATTTACCATTTGCAAAACATATTGCACAATATGCTATAAACAATCAGTTTAAATTTGATAATAGATATCCTAACAATCAGCGCTTCATATTTAAGAATTCACAAGATAAATTAGACACGTCATTACAGCCTCATCCTAGAGATTGGTTTTTATGGCTTTTTAATGGTGGTGGATTTTATAGAGTACTAAGTTACATATTTTTCCCTGTATTCTTAATTGCTAATATTATGACATGCTATACACCTAAAGAAGAAACGTCAGGAAAACAACTCATGTTTGCTAGATTGGCTTTCGGTAGTAAAATATCATGGTTAATGAGGTTCAATTATTGGATATGTAAAAAAATATTAAGAAAAGCATATGGTAAGTATTTTATGTATGAGATTTTTAAAATTTATTATAAGAATGAAAATCATCCTATTCGCACACTATCTAAAGGTTTGCTAATTAAATAATTTCCCTATATTAGCAAGATTGCTAATCTAAGTAAATTTTATATTCCAAAAATTTCATCCATTAACAGGTCACCGACATCAAATGCTTCTTGTTTTCCATCAGGAAAAGATATGACTACACTTTGAACTCTAACTGATTTCCAATCAACGTCATCTTCTTGTGTATTCCAGATTGCATTGCAACTAATTCCTGGTGTAATATGTCTTAAGCGAGAATATAATAATCTATATTCTTTCTTAAAGCGGTGCTTCAGATCATTGGCATCTGTAGCTTCAGCATAATGCTTATCCATATTGCGGAAAAATTGTTTTGCTTCTTGAGAATAATCGAAATCTCGAGAAGTACGATCTTTGATCGATTTAATCTTATTGGCTTTTTTATTTATCATGTCCCATATATCTGTCATAATATGATTATACAAATTATTTATTTTCTATGTAGACGGGTTTGATTCTTTGAAGGAAGTATTTGGTGAATTCTTTTTGGCCAAGTCTCTGTAATTCGTCGTTCCAATCTGAGGCAGTGTCCGTGAGACAAAAATGAGTAAGACAATCAAACTCTGTATATTTCTTTAATGCTTTTAATCCTGCTTCGTCTCTATCAGTTGCACAAATAATTTTATAACCATTGTCTTTTAATTCTTTAAGAACTTCGCGTTGATGAAGACTAGCACCAGAGCCGCTAGCAGCAATTGCCTTAAAGGGATTTTGAACTGCACTACCATATACGGCATTCAATGATTGTTGAATACTAGCTGCATTAAAAGCGCCTTCGCATACTACGATTGATTTCACATTAGGCATGATATTTTCTTGATTGTAATTCCAAAATAAAAGCCCACTGCGAGTGCCGGGAATCGTACTTATTTTTGTAGTATCTCCATCTTTATTGACCCACGGCTTTAATAACCTAATCTGAGCACCAACGAATACACTTCCAAAATACAATGGAAACACTATGCCTTCATATTCCATATCATAATAAAAATCACCTTGACCCGTTAACCCTCTTGACTTTAGATATTGTAAAGCCTTTTTAGCGCGTGGATCACTCAGTGGAATAAACTTATCTGGCCATTCCATTTTCTGTACTTCATTAGGTGTTGCTTCTTGAAAATCAAAATCACCGTTCAAAAATTCGCTTAGACTGATACCCGCTTGATAGCAATAATTATAAATTGAATAACCACGCTGACAACGCCCATTGCACCAAACCCAGATAGCACCACTATCTGGGTCAATATGCCAATGTAGCGTTGAATTTTTTCTTTGACATATAAGGCATTTTTTAGTATCAATCATTACTCCTCCTCTTTTGAAGGTGTAACGGGCTTAACTTCTACTTGTTCTGCTAACTTATCAATTTGTCCTTGTTTGACCTTACTTTTAAATTTATCATCATATGGAACAAACTTACCTTCTTCAAATCCACATTCTAATTTATAACCCTGTAAACCAAAGCGATCTTTTTTGATAATGAAATCAGTTTTCTTCATTTCAAAATGTGGCACAATCTCTATAACAACTGTTGCTGCTTCAATTATAGCTGGACATTCCTTTATACGGCTATCTAGTTCCACGTTATTTCGTTTACCCATAGAATGTAATTGAGCAAACAATACGATCGGAATATTAGATGCTTTTATATATCGCTGCATATAAATACGCAACTGATTCAATGCGTCGTATCTGGCCATATCTGGTCGTTTAGTACTGTTTATTATTAATTGATAATAATCTATCAAACAACACGCATAATCTTCCTTCTGGACAGCTTTAAGCGCATTAATAACGCCCTCTAATCTTGTGGTTAATCCATCTTTATAATTAACATCAAACACATGGATATATTTAGAGATATCTGGTAAAATACGAGCACACTGCTGCTGTTTAGCTTGAACCATTCGTCCTTTTTTATATTCATTAAAACTATAACCATAGTGTAAACAAGCAATACGAAATAATACATCAGATCTCGATTCTTCATTCGCAATAACTAAAACTTTTTTACCTTCTTGCCATAATGGATATGAAATATTTGCTGCGATGGTTGATTTACCGTTACCTGTATATGCACACATAAGATACAGGTTCTCTCTCGTGAACGGTATCACCTTCGACATCGCAGGATTTATAAAGGTTATCTTCTCTTTAAGCATTCGGTTATATTGCTTAATATCATCGAATACGCCCTTAAGAGATTCTTTACTATTTAATTCATCAATATCACCTAATGACACAGATATATCAATCTCTTCTTCTAGTGGTTTACCACCTTTAGTGAGGATAGCATCTCGCAGTTCTTTATCTAGTTCAGCCATCTTATATATCCTCCCCAAAATCTATTACATCATCTTCATGATCACTGTTAAATAGATCTTCATCAAACGAAATATCATGCGATATCGTATTAGGGTCAATAGTAGGAAAAGAATCTGCATAACGTCGTTGCTTTAAATATTCTTTTGTTGACATGCTACCAAACTGAGCTTCTTTATTAGTGCTAGTAACTTGTGCATCAATTGGGTAATACTCATAGAATGTCTGCATTGCAATATCTTCAATATTTTTATTCCATCCATCAATAAAATCTTTTTCGGTGCCTTTAGATTTAGCCTTCTTGTAAACATACTTTGCTGTTGATATTGGTGGAAGATGAGCCTTAATGGCTTCTTTCATTAAAGTATAAGCTTCTTCAAATAATACATCTGCGGTAAACCATGCTTCAATAAGTTCATCAAAATTACCACCAACACTAGACATTTTCTTATCTTTATCACGAAGATCAGCAATCCATTTCTGTAAGATTAATTTACTTACGCTCTTAGTCACAAGAGACCTCCAAGATTGCAGGTTCTTCTTTAGTTTTAAGATTGGTAATCTTAATCTTACAAGAATTATTTTCCTTGTCTATCCAGATTAAATCAATTTTATATTCATTATTAAGATTAAAACCGTACCGTTTACCTAGCCAATAGGTGAATTCGTCAGTTATTTGAGTGACTTTCTTTGTCATTGGTCCTCCAAAAAAACGTTTATTAATCATATCGAAATTATACGATATTGTAAAAAATCTATGTGTGTTTGTATTATATCTTGGTTGTACTGAAATGCGTCGATGTTAAGTATAATCATACTATGAAAGCAATAATCACCAATAAATTTATTCTACTAAGAAATCCCACATTAGTCGTAAAGCGATCTCTCAAAGAATTATTATCTTATAAAGATAAGTCAAAAGCTTATCAATTACGACGAATGGCTAATAATCCTTTTTTAAAGAGATCACCACAATATAAAAAATTACAACAAGAAGCAGAAGGTTGTCTACTTAAAGAACTGCCAAATGGAGATTTAGTTTTTTCTTCTGGATTTGTACATTATATACAATCTGCAAATATTGAAATCGAAGATCGACGAATTCAAACCGGGAAAACTATTCCATTGCCGTGGAAAAAACGAACTTTTGATCCATACCCGTATCAACGTGAAGCAGTTGACGCAATGAAAAATAATTATCGTGGAATTATTAATTTAGCAACTGGATTAGGTAAAAGTTTAATTGCTCTATATGCAACTCAAGAAATTAAAAAAAGAACATTGATCATAGTTCCTGGCGAATCAATTGCTAAACAGTTCTTAGAAGCTATGCAAGCTGCTTTTGGAGACAATAAAGTTGCTTTATATGGTGGCGGTAAGAAAAAAACAGCTGATATAACAATCGGTATTGGCGCATCCGTTGTTAGGAACATTAATACATTTAAAAAGCTAGATTTGGGATTAATAGTGGTGGATGAATGCTTTCCATATCGGCAGAATATAGCTACAATTGATGGACCAATGGAGATAGGTAAATTAGTAGGTATGTGGGAACAAAATAAAACAATACCACTGGTTAAATCCTTTAATGAAAAAACCAAATCATTCGAATATAAAGCAGTTACCCATGCATGGCGAAAAACAAATAACAATCTCATACGTATTAAAATGGGCAAACGCTCTATGTCATGCACTAGCAATCATAAAATGCTAACAGTCAATGGCTGGAAAAAAGCAAGTGAACTAGTTACAGGGGAATTGCTAGTTGCTAATCCTGATCTATCTAAAAAAGAACAACACGTTGCAAGAAGCTTGAATAATGATCAATACCAAATTTTATTGGGATCTTTTTTGGGTGATGGAAACATAAACACTGTTAAAAGTGGACGACATAGATTGCGTGTTATCCATGGAGCACCTCAACGCGAATATTGTCAATGGAAAGCAAATATGTTTCATGTGGAATGTAAAAAAATATCTAATAATGGATACAGTAAAAAAGATGCTTATCGTTTTTCTACAAAGATAATAGATATACCAAATTCTATACCAACTACAAAAACAACCTGTCCACAGTGGGTTATTGACGACTTAGATGCTAGAGGATTAGCAATCTGGTTTATGGATGATGGAACTATTAGTCAATTAGGTAACGCTGCAGAAATAGCAACATGCTCTTTTGACCACAACACACAATTAAAACTAGTGAGTAAGTTGAATAAAATGGGAATTGATAGTAAACCAAAATTTATAAAATACAATGATCATAGAGCACCTGGATACTGGGTAATTAAAATAAATAAAGTAGGATGCCATAAATTGAAACAGCTTATATTACCCTTTATTCATTCTAGTTTAACGTATAAAGTCAATAACATGCCAAATTATACACCTTACAACTGGGATAATACTTTTTTAGATTCTGGGACTATTCCAATTACAGAGATATCCTATATAAAAAACAAACAAACTCGTACTCCATACGTTTTTGATATCGAAGTAGCTGATAATCATAATTTTGTAGTCTGCTCGTCAAGTGGAACTGCAGGACCAGTAGCTCATAATTGCCATCATATTCCAGCCGATACGTTCTATGAGATAGCTAATCAATTAGGTGATGTCGAAAAGATATTTGGATTATCAGCTACTGGATATCGTTCAGATGGTAAAGATATTCTTATTTCTGCAGCTTGCGGTGATACCCTAATTAAGCGTGATATTAAGTGGGGTGTTAAAAATAAATTCTTAGCTAAACCAAATTTCATAATAAAAGAAGTAGATACAAATGGTGGAGATTTCAGAGATAATAAGCTGAAAAACTATAAAGCCAATGTATTACATGATGATGCAATGAATAAACAAATCTTAGAAGATATTCAAACTAATTTAGCTAATGGTGAAGTTGTAATGTGTTTAGTATCAGAAGTAGCGCACGGTAAAGCATTATCTACTGCATTAGGTTGTCCATTTGCACAAGGTAATGATAAGATGTCACAATCATATGTAAATGATTTAAATAGCAATAAAATCAAGTGTTTAGTAGCAACCTCTGGAAAATTAGGCGAAGGTTCTGATACTAAACCAATTACAGTACTTATTCTGGCAAATTTTATTGCCTCAAAAGGTCCTGTTATTCAAGCTGTAGGTAGAGGTCTTAGAATTGCCAACGGGAAAACAACATGTACTATCATTGATTACATCCCAAATGGCTCTAAGATGCTAACTAGACACGCTAAACAAAGAATCAGTTATTATAAAGAAATAACTGACGATATTGAGATTGTGTAATCCACCTTCTATTAAAACATCAACATTAAATAACTGTAATTTAACTTCTTTTATAGTATAATAAGCTATATAGGAGTATGAAATGAATATCAAGAAATTCAAAAAAGGTGTAAAATCTAAATTATCTAAAAATTTTGCTTCAATAGAATTTGATTGCTCGTGTAAAAAATGTACTGAAACATTAATTGATTTAGATCACGTCATTAAATTGCAAAAACTAAGAGATGATTTAGGGTCATCAATTAAAATTAATTCTGGATATCGTTGCCCAGAGCATAATGCTAATATTGGTGGTGCTAAACAATCTCAGCATGTATTAGGAACAGCTACCGATATAGTTGTTAAAGATATGGCACCCGATGAAGTAGCAGATTCTTGTGAATACTTCAAAGGACTAGGTCGTTATGACAGTTTTACTCATATAGATTCAAGAGATAGAATTAGTAAAGCTAGATGGGATAATAGGAGCAAAAAGGAACATTTGCCAAAAGGACCTAGCAACGAAGAAATTGATAAAATGCTACAAGATATTGAAGATGATTTACTCAAATAAGGACATCATGAAGATTTGGGTAAAAAAAGACGATATCATTACGACTCCATACAATATATATCCACATATTACCCCATATAAAGGATATAAAGTCTTAGAAGAATTAGAGAACAATATGATAGCATTCAGGAATGACAACAACGATATAATTAATATGGAGTCACATCTTTTTTTTGAAATAAACCTATTTCATAAAATTAATCTATATAGAATCTTTAAAACTTTAATTAAATTCAAAACTTTTATTAAATAAGAATATTTCTTCACTTCTTTTTCCTTTGTCACGGGTACAATAGTAACAACGCTCTGCAACACAAGGCAAAGCATAGCTAAGCTATTCTTTTCTAATTATTTTTCAACATGCCTATATTCCTCATTAGTATAATTTTTCCATAAAAAGTTTTAATATATTTGTAATTATTAAAGTGGCTTTAAATAAAAGAGAATTAAGTATTAATATTTTTATGGAGGACTTTATGGAAAAAACAATTGCTGAAAAGCACAAAGCTCTTTTTGATGAAACTTATAAAATAGAAGTAGAAGTATTAGATAATGGAAAGTTGCCAATTAAAGCTCACAAAACTGATGCTGGTTTTGATTTATTTGCTACCGAAGATTTCACCATCCTTAATGGTTGTGTATCTAAACACCCCTTAAATATTAAGATGAAATTACCACGTGGTACTTACGCTCAGATTACTTCTAAATCAGGTTTAGGGAGTAAAGGTGTTTTAGTGTATGCCGGTGTTATAGATGAATCATATAGAGGTATTCCACATGTCGTATGCACACTTCTGCAGCAGCTTGATGGTATACCAAGTCGTCTACAAATAAAAAAAGGTCAAAAGGTTGCTCAATTAGTAATGCATCCATATTCTTCGCATTATTTCATGGAAGAAGTAGAAACAGTGTCAAACGATACTGAAAGAGGTTCTGGTGGATTTGGAAGTACTGGGAAAGTTTAAACTATGATATATTATATGCAATAAGTCTATGATTTCAATAAAAAATTAAAAAATACTCCGATCTAAAAAAGCACAACATTAAGTTAGTATAATTAGGTAGAATACTTATTAAGGAAACTTTATGGATAATCTATCTAGTATTTTTAACACTAATGTTCGGATTAATTCCAATGACGTTAATGATCCACTGCATAAAGATGCAGTTTGGCCTAATTCTATTGAGATATGTATAGCTCGAGTTCCTATTAGACGTAGAGATGGTTATAGTGTTGAGAATATTAGAAAAATTGCAAAGCAATTAAAAAATAATATGGTCACCAATGGAATTGTATTCTTAATATGCTATGCACCAGTTGAATGTAAATCTCGCCCATTTGAAATTGCTAAGGTTATGACTGAAGAAAAATTTACACATATTGATAATATAGTTATAGAAAGATCTTGGTTACCTGGTAAAAGATCTGAAGTTAATTTAGTCAATTCACACGAATATGTTTTACATTTCTGCAATGGCAATGTATGGAACTTAGATAGATTACCTATTAAAGAGTACTTAAGAGCTGCCGATAGTATTTCATGTGTCGGTAATACTTGGAAAGTTGAAACTGGTAGTTTAGATGAGTCATATCCAATTGATCTAGCCGAATTATTAATCAGAATGACAGATGCTCTTCCGGGTAGTATAATATTTGATCCGTGGATGGGAGCTCAATCAGGTTTATTAGCTGCTTTAAAATTAGGACATAGTTTCTGGGGTTTTGAAAAAAGTGCCAGAAAGCTTAAAAAATATCAAAAAATTATTAATACTTTTGAACATAATTACAAACAACGAGATTAAATACGTGATTGATAGAAAAGATTATCATGTGATTACGTTAAAAAATGGTAAGCATCGTACTACATATCGATATTATTGCGATAGTTGTAGTGCAGATAGAGGCTATCACCTTATGGATAGTAGAAAAAGTAAGCAATTATGTAAAACTTGTTCATACGCTGTTCGCAGTCAAAGAATAATACAAAGTAATAAAGAACCGCATGATGGTTCGTGGATATGGCAGTATCGATCTAGTGGAAAAAGATATAAGAAGTTTATAGCGACCTGTAGTTCCTGTGGCAAAGATAGAGGATATCAATGCAAAAAAGATTCTTATAGATTATGTGGTGATTGCAGTTTACAAAAAAATACAGGTATGTGGAGTAAAGGTCACGTGCCATGGAATAAAGGTAAAAAATTAAGTAAAGAGTATAGTATTAAAAATAGTTGTGCACAGCGTCAAATAGAGATTAAAGATTTTGATTGCTTTACTACTCACAAGAATGATAAAGATCGCTCTATTTTAAAAAAGAGCAATCTTCATATTGAATGTTTTAAAAAAGCGGATTACACATGTCAAGTATGCAGTACTAAAGGCGTAACATTGAATGCTCACCATTTAAATAACTTTGCACAATATGAAGATCAACGTTTTATTCTGGAGAATTTAGTATGTCTTTGCAAACAATGCCATAAAAAAATACATAAAGAATACGGGAATTCAACGACAAGATATAACTTTGAAGAGTATAGGAGAAAATATGAGTATCTACGAAAAAAGTAAAGCAAAAGATATTATTGCAGATAAAGATGAAATTGATAAAATAGTATCTGAAACAATGGATAATATGGCTGCTATTATTGGTCGAACTCTCGGTCCCGGAGGTAATCCTGTTTTAATTGAACGTGATTCTCAAGCGCCTTTGATTACAAAAGACGGAGTAACAGTTGCTAGATCTTTAGGTGTACATGACGCAGCATCACATGTGATTGTGGAATCCGCTAAAGAAATCTGCTTAAATACAGCGAAAGATGCTGGAGATGGAACCACCACTGCTATTGTTCTTGCCAACGCTTTAGTTAAGGCTGGTAGGAAATTTTTAACAGATAATCCAAAATATAATCCACAAAGAGTTGTTCAAGAATTACAACAGATGTACGACACAGTTATTATTCCTTTTTTAAAAGCGGAAGCAATTGATGCAGATACCGAAGCAAAATTACTACATGTAGCTGAAATTTCCGCCAATGGGGATTCAAGCATAGCAAAAGTTGCTGTTGAAGCGGTATTGACTGCAGGGGAAGATGGTACAGTTCTATTAGAAGAAGCTCAAGGTAATGATATGAGAGTAGAGACTATTGAGGGATATGTCATTACAAACGGCTTAAAAGAGTTTGGACAAATTGGTCCTGTATTTGTGAATGATAACGCTAATCAGCAATGCAAAATGGATCAAGGGTATGTGTTCCTATATGATGGCAGTATTACTGACTTAAAAGCATTAGGTTTAGTGCAGCAAGCAATTGAAGGGACAGAATTATATGGTTCACCGATTATAGTTATGGCTCATGAATTTTCTGATAGTGTAATGGATAAAATTGCTCAAGCCATTAAAGGTGGAATTACAATTTGTCCAGTTAAAACACCACGCTCTGGTGTACCGAATTCTAGATCTATGTTTCTTAAAGATATGTCTGCTTACACTGGAGCTCGTGTATTTGATCCAGGTGATATTGCTGAAATTGAGCCAGAGCATTTTGGTGCATTTCAATCAGCTAAAAGTAACATGTATGAAACCTTCATATTGTCAATACCTGATACAGAAGCTATTGATGTGAGAGTTGAAGAGCTTAAAGGGTTAGCAGAGACATGTCATTCTGATTTTGATAAGATGTTTATAAAAGCAGCTATCGGTAAATTAATTGGTGGAATTTCTACCATTTGGGTTGGTGGTGCTTCAGATCTTGAAGTTAGAGAGAAAAAAGCAAGAGTAGAAGATGCAGTAGAAGCTGTTAGATCAGCGATTGCTGAAGGTATTGTCCCTGGAGGTTGCTTTATACACCAGAAATTAGCGAATCAATTATGCGATAACAAAGATAGTAAGAAGTCGTGGAGTATTATGGTATCTGCATTGCAGGTTCCACTGAATCTATTGCTAACTAATTGTGGCGAGGATCCTAAAGAAATTAGAGCAGGGTTGAAGCGAAATAAGAATAAAATATTTGATGCTAATAAACATGCTTTTGTTGATCCACATAAAGCTGGAATAATTGAACCAACTAAAGTTATTCGTGTTTCTTTAGCTAATGCGTTATCTGTGGCTAGTTTACTGATTAGTCTTGGCGGTGTTGTATGTGTTCCTCGTGATTCTGGTTTAGAAAATCAATTAGCTTTATCTAAACAGGCTTTTAAAGATATGATGAGTGATATGCCGAGATAATAGTATGATAAAAGAATGTAGTAAATGTAAAAATCACAAGGATGTGATTCTCTTTAACAAGAATAAGAAAAACACTACAACTGGTCGATCATCATGGTGTAAAGCGTGTATTAAAAAACACGATGCTAGTAAGAATTATAAACCTATTTATCGTGGCACAAAGATATGTCAAACATGCAAGATAACTAAAAAAGCCACTGAATTCCATGTAAATAAAAAACATAAAGATGGATTAGAGCGACGATGTAAAAAATGCAATATGTTGCGAAAAGACAATAATCATTATAGAAATAAATATGGTATAACATTAGATGACTATAACAACTTAATTAAAAGTCAGAATTATCAGTGTGCTATATGTAAAACGGTAGATCCAGGTGTTGGAATTAATCGTTTTCACGTTGATCATAATCATTCCACTGGTGTAGTTAGAGGATTATTATGTTCGAATTGTAATCGAGCATTAGGTCAATTTAAAGATGATATATCGATTCTTGAATCAGCAGCGGAATACATAAGAAATAACTTGGAGACAAAACATGATTTCAACGATCCTAAATAATAGATATATTCAAATAGTTATTGCGTTATTAATTGGTTGCGCTATAGGAGCCATATTTTATCCTTCTAAGACAATTAAAGAAGAGATAGAGCAGAAATATGAAAGACAATTACAGCAGAAAGAAGAGGAACATATTAAGGCTTTTTATGAGTTATCTACAAAACACACCGAAGAGATTAATATTCTAAAATCGAAGACCGAAGAGACAACTAGTAAAATCCATTCTTTAACACAAGAGAATTATGAATTACGTCAAAAATCTGAAGAATCAACTCTTCGCATAGTGAAACCCGATGGCACTATCGTAGAAAAAACATATAAAAAATCCGAAACTGAACAAATATCACAGATCACAACAGAAATAAAATCTGAATTTAGTCGTAAGGTTAAAGAGATCGAGCAGAAGTGGACAACTATACATAAAGAGAGAGTTAGTAGAATAAAGATAGAGCATGATAAAGTGATAGCAATTAAAGAAACAGAGATAGCGCAGTTAAAAAAGAAAACAACTATAGAAATCAATAAACGTAATTTTGGTATTTATGGTGGATATATGACTAATAAGAATTATTACAGCGGTGTGCAATATGATGTCTTTGGGCCAGTATTTTTAGATGCTCATGTTCAATCAGATTTTCAAGATAATGCAGCCGGTGGTATAGGCTTTGGTTTTAGGTTTTAAATTATGGCAAAGAACAGATATAAATGTAATCAATGTAGTAATGAAGAAATTAAATACACAGCTATTAAAGAGTATGCTTGTGAGTGTGGTGGCTGCATGAATAGGCAGATGCCGAAGTTATCCGGTGAAGCTCAAGTGAATGAAGTAGTTGATAAATATAGAAATATTAAGCATAAATCTTATCAAAAGAAAACAATTCAAGATAGGAAATTAGTACATTACTGGAAAGTTAAAGTACCTCAAATGGTTAATTCCGGTGTATATAGCTTACAAACAATGATAGAAATGGGATGGGTTTATTATAATGAAAAAGAGGAGTTATGCACACGCACGTCTCCTCCAGCAGCTAAGTAAAGGAGTTTTTATGAAGCATTTATTATTAACTATATTATTAACTACGTTGTTAACTAGTTGTTCTAGTGTCACTGCTTCTAATCAGGGCATTATATTTAACACCACTGATAAAGTTAATGTTGTTAATAAGACAATTTCATACGAGTTTAATGATACTAATGATTTTTTTGTGGTCACAGCAAGTTATGACGAAGCGCTATTAGAACGTTTTATTAAAAAGGTAGCAACCTTTAAAAAGAAAACTATGTATATTTATTATGATAGTCCAGGTGGATCAGTTATTTCATTAAATAGGATGTTAGGTATCATGGAAAATTCCGATATAAAATTTATCTGCATGGCTCGATTTGCAGCTTCAGCTGCTTTTACAATGTTTGAAATGTGTGATGAACGATATTTACTTGCTGATGGTATACTCATGTCACATGATGCTAGTATTGGGCTGCAAGGTAATATACATACAATTAAAGGTATGCTAGATATGTATATATTAATGCTAGAAACAATTGAAAGAAAGATAGCTAAACGCATGAAGTTATCTTTTGAAGAATATGATTACTTGAAAAGTAGAGAGCTATGGATGAATATAGATTTAGCAAGAAAATACAATGCAATTGATGGTGAAGTTAAAAAGCTTAGTTGCTCTGAGAAATTAATAAAGCAAACAGTCGCTAAAGACGTATCAGTAATGACTATATTAGGGCCAATGACCGTTACCGAAACATTTTCAGCATGTCCATTATTGACTGCACCAATTAAAAACGACAAATAATCTAATTAATCCACACTATCATAAAATGCATGTCAGTATAATCTTCTTTATATAAGGGGATTATCGTATGCAAATCACGAATATTGAAATTCATAATATTTTAAGCATTGAGGATATTGAGTTATCGTTTGATGACAATGGATTAACATTGATTGAAGGTTGGGACTATGATGAAAATCGTTCTAATGGAGCTGGTAAATCAGCGATATTTAATGCAATTTCATTTGGGTTGTATGATAAAGTTCCTCGTAAAATAACAAAAACTGAGATCTTAAGGAAAGGGACTAAAGAAGGGTATTGTATTGTTACAATTGTGTCTGGTAAAGATACATATATTGTAAAGCGATCTCGGCCAACTGCTGTTGAATATCGCGTCAATGACGAAAAAGTAGATATGACTCAAGAAGAATTTGAGAGTAAAATAGGACTTGTATATACGCAATTTATTACTACTATGTACACCGCTCAAAATACTCAAAGTAAATTCATTTATCTTAATGACCGTGAAAAGAAAGATTTTATTTTAAATTTAATGAAATTAGGTGAATTTAACGATTTCCATAAGCAGGCTAAAATTGCTATGACTGAACTAGATAAGGATTTAGCAGTTAAGAAAGTAGAGCTATCTGGTTTACAATCGGAAGTGAATCTGTACAAAGAATCCTTAGTTGATCCTGATATTCTACAGTCTCGAATAGAATCAAATAATGCAGATATCAAAGAGCACACAAATAAAATTATTGAATTACAGAAAACATCTAAACCAGATTTTAGTGAATATCAAGATCTTGAAAATAAAGTATCGGCATCACGACAGCAACTAGCTATTGATAGAGATAATAGATCACGAATTATGAATGATTATAATGCAGCATGCATTGAAGCTTCTACTGAATTTCAATTTTACACACCTACAGCTGATACTAAATGCCCAGATTGCGATACACCTTTAGTTATTAAAAATAACCAAGCATTTCATTTAGAAAATGTAGAGGACCAACGTAGAGAAGCTAGAGCTCAATACGACAACGTTATAAAAGATGCACAGAATAATGTAAAGCTATTAAAGCAACAATTAGACGAATATGATATAAAGTTGGCAAAAAAACCTCAAATTGAAGCATTAGCTGCGAAAATTAGACAGCAGAAAGAGATTGATTTTCGTGATTACAATACGGCACAACAGAATATCAACGAATATCAACGAGTTATTTCAATAAAAGAATCAGATAATGCCACATTATTACACGCATTGCAAAAAAATGCTGATATTAAACAAAAGATTAATGGTGTAATACAAAAAGCTATCGTATTAGATGCACAGAAGAAGCAGCTATCTAATGAATTAGATATTGTAAAATCATGTTCCCAGATATTTTCCCCTACTGGAGCACCAGCTTATATAATGGATTCAGTTATAGAAGCGTTTAATGAGATTGTGCATAATTACATACAAATGGTTTGGGCTAATGCCTCATATAAGATACAGACTTATAAAGTCAAAAGTGACAAAACAGTGTCAACAAAATTCTCGGAAGAATTAATAATTAACGGGAAAAATAGATCTATTGGTGGATTATCTGGTGGAGAACTTAGATTATTATCATTAGCCCTAGATTTCGCTATTTTAGAGGTGTTATCTACACAATTTAATATGAAGTTGAATCCAATTATTTTAGATGAACCTTTTGATTCACTAGATGCCGTTGGTCGTGAAGCGGTAATTGATCTGTTAAATCAACTATCTACGAGTTATAATATAATCGTAATCGATCACGCCACTGAAGTAAAAACACTTTTTAGTCAAGTGATTAAAGTTGAAAAGAAAGCCGGTATATCGTCTATCGCTAACAATAAGGTGTGATATAATCAATATATGGATAATTTAATTAAAAAGATCAATATACTTGAAGAACTATTAAAAGGATTACAGACTAATCTAAATAATTCATCTGTGTTACCTTCAATCAAGCAGCCTTCTTCAAAAACCAATATAGCTTCTGGTCCTAAAATACCAAGTGTTGCTCCATCTAACAAGAAGAACCCAATCAAACAAGCAGAGCAAATAAAAAATAAAGATTTCAAAGATATTAAAATGCGAGAAGCTAGAGAGGCTTTAAATATAAATAAATCTACTGGTCAATGGTCTTTAGGTAAAGATTGTTCTGCAGATTCCGATATTGAGAAAGAAGAAAAGAAGTGGCCAAAACCTAATCGTCCAGGGACTTTTCCGAATGAATCGCATGTATTAGATACAGTAGATGGGCATAGAACAGTACGATATCCTAAGAGCTCTTCAAATGGTAAAGATGCGTACGGTCATCGAAAGGTGCCCAATAAAGTTAAAGTCACACATATATGGGATCATGATAATAAAGAATGGAAGTACAGTAAGCATTCAAGTATTCGCGATAGTGAAAATAAAAAAAATGCATCTCAAAATACTATAGAGTCTAAAAAGGAAGAAGCTAAATACAATCCGGGTCTTCGCTCTCGCTTAGAGGCAACTGGGGTAATTAAGCCCGAAGAAAAGAAGCCACCTAAGCAAAAAACAATAAGACGACCCCATAAAAAACAATAAAATAATTCAAGTATAATCCCCATATGAATATTTTAATTTTAGATCCAGCTAACAGCACTGGTTATTGTGTTGTGCAAGTTAATAATAATATTGCCAATATTACTAATTGGGGCTTCATTGATATTGAACCAAATGAAATAGCCGGCAATGAATATCTATCGTATATAGATATGGTTGAAAACTTAATTAAGGCATACGATATAGAAGAAATTGCTCATGAAGATTATTTCTTTTCTAAATTTGCTTCTCAAGGTGCAAATAAGAACTGCTCTTTTAGAGCAATGATACAGATGGTTGCGTGTAAACACCATATTCCATATACAGTAATTAACATATCTCTATGGAAGAAATTTATTAACGGTAGAACTACACCTACTAAATTACAGAAAGATCAATGGGGAAAAGAACCTGCTAAAAAGTTAATGACACAAGAATCCTTATGGAAGACATGGGGTATTAAATTCCCAAATCACTCTTTATCTCAAAAAACAAAAAAACCTATTAAATTTCGTTATGATATAGTTGACGCTGTAGCAATGGCTATTTTTTATGTCTCTATTTATCATCGTATTCATAATATAAATTATAATGTCGAAACGATCCCTGATCATAAGTGGAAAAAACAACCAAAAGGTATTTATAATTATGGTGATATATAGAATATATAATATTAACACCAATAAGGCTTATATTGGGCAAACAATTCAAAAAGTGCAACGTCGTTGGAATGTCCATATAAGTAATTTACGTAAAAGAATACACTATAATACTTACTTACAGCGTGCATGGGATAAGTATGGCGAAAAGTATTTTAAATTTGAAGTAATTAAAGAATGTCAATCGATTAATGATTTAAATTTCTGGGAAGAATACCTAATAAAACGAGAAAAGACACATAAAAAAAATCACGGGTATAATATTGATTTCGGTGGAAAGAATTTCAAGAATAGAATTCCATGGAATAAAGGTAAAAAAGATTGTCAACGAGCATGGAATAAAGGTAAAAAGGGCGTTTCAAAAACAACTGCTGAACGCATGTCGCGCGCACATAAAGGATCTAAACCGTGGATAGCGGGTAAACATCACACTGATCAAGCTCGATTGAAAATGAGTATTAGTAAGGGTATGAAACCATTTAAAGTGTATGAAAAAGTCAATAAGCAGTATGTGGGTACTTGGATTAGTATGGCACAATGTGGCAGAGATTTAAACATTAAGAACTATCGCAACATAGGAGATGTTTTAATTGGTAAAAGAAATACATGCGATGGTTTTATTTTTCAATATTAAAGGGAGAATGCAATGAGTAAAAAGAATAAAGTGTTAAGTAGTTCATTTGTTGAGAATAATAAAGGTATTAGTGAAGATGAAGCATATGAAAAAGTAATTCAATGTGAATTAACTATTAAGAGTTTAAATGAAGAGAAGAAAAATGACGATAAGTTGAATGCCGCAAAGCAAATCGCCAAAGATTTAAATGCGGGATATTCATCAGCTCTAGCTTATGAAAAAGCTAAAATTCAGTTCCTGTTAGAAGAAATCGAGAAGATTCAAGCTAATCAAGTTAACCCCACTAGTGGATTAAACGAAGATTAAAATAGTAAAGTTTTTTAATATCAAATATATAAATACTGGAGAATTGCATGTCACTTAAGACAGATTATGGATTAGCCGCTGCGTTAGACACAGCATTTAATGCGGGTAAAGATTATATTGGAACCGAATTGGCACCCGGTTCTGCTTATCCAACACTATCGGCAGGTTTAACTGATGCTGCAAGTCAAGGTAAGGAAACTTTCCTTATTTCAGTTGCAGTTCTTCACGCACCTGAAACATTAAAATTACAGAATAAATATTGGTTAGCATTTCAATCTGGTATGTATCAGGCATTAGCTGATGAAGGTATTTATAATACAGAAGTCACTTTTACTTTAAACGTAGCCGATACTCTAGAAACTAAAATCGATTTCAACTTCTCATTCTAATTACACCTTATTATTCTTAGAAAATTCCCCTTATTGTATAATATAAAAAAGATGTTATTACACAGATAAGGATATATTATGAATCTCTGCTGGATTGACTTAGAAACAACTGGACTCGATGAAAGAAAACACGATGTTATTCAGTTAGCTTGTATTCCGGTTATTAATGGTGTTCGTCAAAAAGCATTTAATGAATTTTGTCAACCATCTAATTGGGACACAATTGAACAAGAAGCATTAAATGTCCATGGGATTTCAAGGGAACAGTTAGCGACATTTCAATCGCAAGAGCAAATGCTAAATAATTTCATAGCTTATGTTAGTTCTTTTAATACTCGTTTTGGTATTGCTGGACATAATGTTGCTTTCTTTGACAAAAGATTTTTATCAACCTTGTTTAAAAATTATAATAAAAATAATGCGTTTTTTGCATTATTTAATTTAACTGTGCATGATACATTAGTACGAGCTAGATCATTAAAGGGTGTCTTAAAGACTGAAAATAATAAATTAGAGACATTAGCTAATCATTTTAATATTGAAATTCAAGCGCACGATGCATTATCTGATATATCTGCAAATATTGATGTTGACCGTGAATTAGCGAAAATATTACAAGAAAGCACTGAATTATATAAACCATCTATCGATAAAAATAATATAGAAATCAATGAGAAGTTACCAGAACCAATGCAATTACACTTGCACTCTCAATATTCAATGGCAGGTGCAATTCCTACACCTGAAGATTGGGCTAAATGGTGCGAAGAAAATGATGTTCCTGGTTTTTCTGTTGTTGATCATGGTTATGCTATATCTTTATTTCAAGTGGCTAATAATAAATCTAAAGTAGTCAGTATTCCAGGTGCTTGTTTAAATTTTAAATTTAATTTAGAAGATGAGGATTTTTATCACTTAAATATTTGGGGAGTTAATACAGCTGGATATTTTAATGTAATGAAGTTAACATCATTGGGATGGGATAGTTTCATTACTCATGATAAAAAAGATATACCAATTATTACATTTCAGCAGATATTAGATCACAGAGAGGGATTGAAATTTGGAACAGCTGATATAGAAGGATATGTAGGTAAAGCAATTATTGAGGGAAAAGCTGAGATTGCGGAATTGAGATATAAGCAATTAATTCAAAGCTTTGGAAACGATCTATATATTGAATTTAATCCAATTGACATCACGCATTACTATGATAAAAAGATAGGATTTAAACCTGTAAGTAGCAATGCTATAATTACAGACAATAATTCACAGAAAGCATATAATAACTTTTTATTTAGCATGCTACAATATGGAGGTAAACCAATTCCTGTATCAGGTGCTTGTTTTATTGATCATGATGATAAAATTCTGCAAGATTGCATATGTAAAAACAATAATAAAGATGGTAAATTCTTCCAAGAATCATATCACGCTAAAACTGCTAATACATTATATAAAGAATTAAAAGTCCACTTACATGATAAAGACTTCGATATCTGTGTGTTTAAAGAGTGGATACAGAATACCATGGAATTTCATAAATCTGCAACTGATATATCTGTGTCGTTTAAGTATCATTTAGCAGAGATAGAAATACCAGAGCATATAAAAACACAAACTTCTAGTTACGATGAGCAATTATATTTGTATACATTAGAACGTATTAAAAAACATGGACGATGGAATAATAGCGATAAATACCGTGAACGATTCTTAAAAGAATTAGATGTTATTGCTAAAAATAAAGCCATGAATTTCTTACCTTACTTTTTAATGTATGATGATTTCGGTGAATTTGCAAGAAATCAAGGCTTTTTACAAAATATAGCACGTGGTTCTGCTGGTGGTTCATTGCTATCGTATTACCTCAAGATTATCCACGTTGATCCTGTTGATAAGGATATCCCATTTGAACGTTTTTTATCTCATGCACGTATTAATGCTGGTTCATGGCCAGACATTGATATGGATATATCTAAGTCCGCTAGACCACATTTAATGAGGTATATGAAACAAAAATATGGATCAGGTTTTGCACAAGTGGCTACATTTTCTACTATGAAAACTAAAAATGCAATAAAAGACACAATGAAAGCTCTTTATGGACGAAATAGAAAAGATTTTGAAGTAGAAGCTGTATGCAAATCAATCCCAGATTCTCCACAAGGTGTATCTGAAGCTAATTTCTTGTATGGGTATGAAGATAAAGAAGGGCATTATCATGAAGGTCAACTAGATACCAATCAACATTTACAGACATTTTTTGAGCTGTATCCCGATGTAGCGAGTGTAGTTAAGCGCTTAATCGGTGTGGTTAGAGGGCTTTCTCGGCACGCTTCAGCATTTGTTGTATCAACACTGGATCTTCCAGCAGAAAGAGTTCCTACATTAACTATGTATGATAAAGGTATGGGAGAGAATATCCATGTAACTCAATATGATGCATCTATGTGTGAAAAATCTGAGTTAGTAAAGGCTGACGTCCTTGGATTAAAGACATTATCAGTTGTAACTGATGCCCTTAAATTAATCGAAGATGTCGATTATAGAGAGCCTGATGAAAATGGTATGAATTTAATATATCGTTTACCTGAGGATGAACAAGTATATGCGAATTTTTACAATAAAAAGACTGATTCATCATTCCAATTTAATACACCTGTTGTAAAAGCATCAATACAGAATTTTATTCCAACTGAAAGAAAGCACTTATCTGCATTAACAGCACTGTTGCGACCTGGAGCTATGGATGCTAAAATGACTAGTATTGACGGTTGCGATAATATGTCAGCTACTGAATACTACATGCAAGTTAGAAGTGGAACACGCCAAGTTGAATATATTCATCCAGATCTTGAATATATTTTAAAAGACTCCAACGGCGTGTTTTGCTTTCAAGAGGAAATTATGCAATTTTTGGTTGAAATAGTTGGTTATACTTTAGAAGAATCTGACCAAATTAGAGCAGCAATTGCAAAAAAGAAACATGATGTGATGATGGCAGCATTTGATCGTATTAGGGCTGCAACAGCAGCACGAGGCTGGAGTAATGAACAACAAGAGGCAATATGTAATGTTATTATGGCATTTTCACGTTATTCTTTCAATAAAAGCCATTCTCACGCATATGCAGAACTTGGATATATCACAATGTATTTAAAGCATTATCATAAATTAGAATGGTGGGCAGCTGTTTTAAATAATGAAGATAATGAGGATAAATTGCGACATTATATTTCTATTTTAGGTGATTTAATTAAGCCGCCTTCAATGAAAAGCCCTATGGAAAGATTCACTATTAATGGCGAATATATAGTTGCACCAATATCAGTGATAAAAGGCGTTGGCCCTAAGACATATAATGAATTAACTGAAAAAGGGCCATTTACTGATATTCAAGATTATTGTAATAGAGTTGATCATCGTAAAGCAGATATCGGTGCAGTAAGCATGCTGATTATGGCTCGTGCTGCAGATGATTTTATGGATAAAACTCTTGATTATGTAAGTGCTCGTTTTAAATTTATGGATGATTATAAAAAAGCTCGTGGGAATATTAAAACAAATTTTAAACCAGAATTAATAGCAAAAGATCCCTTAGATATATTGCTATTAGAGAAAAAAGCAAATACAGCTTTCAATAAAAGTGTTTTATCAGAGCCTGATTTAATGAATTTGATCCTATCAAAATGGAAGGGATTACAGCAAACAGGTAGAAAAGGCATACCATTGATGTTAAACGGTATACCAATTTTAACTAATGTTAATGTTGCAGTTGGACTATTAGAAAAGAATTATGAAAAAGATATAGGTATGATTCTATTATGTGAAAAATCAGCTGTCCGTAAAGGGATATCTAAACGTACAGGGAAACCATATTGTTTTGTTAGTACTACATTAAATGACGGCTTTATGGACGTTGAGGCAACTGACTGGAATGCTAAAATTGCCTATAAATTCCCTAAAAATAGCTTAGTATATGTGCGTGGTGAGATAAAACAAGGTTGGAAGGCACCGATTTGTATAAATATAAAAGAAATTGAATTAATTGAATAAGGAGGATTTATGCCATATATTACAATTAAAAATAGAAAGCAATTCGATAAAATTCTAGATGAGGTAAAGAGTGCCTATCCTACTAATGCTGGAGAATTAAATTACTTAATCACATCAATATGTAAGATTTGCTTAGATAATAGTAGAAGAAAATATCAAAACTACAATGATGTTCTAGGGGCATTAGAGGGTGTTAAATTAGAGCTTTATAGACGATATATCGCAGAATACGAAGACGAAAAAATCAAAGAAAATGGAGATGTACAATGAGTCGAGAATTTGGAGATGATTGTGGTAGCTTTTTTCATGAAAAGATACGTAATGCGGTTAATAACTGCAAATATGAGGGTAACTATGAATTAACAAAAAAATGGGGTGAATTTTTACAAGAGTTTTATAACATTGCATATTCTATATCCTCCTGTGAAGCTAGTGATACTTGTGAGAGTGATCTTATCATGGATACTATTTACAGACTACCACTGTTGCAGGGAAAACTCGATGAAATACAACAATACGTACAATTACATAAAACAATAGCAAATCACGCTGTACGAGATTATATTAACAAGGAGAAAAAAGATGGCTGTTAAATACTGTCGAGTAAATGAAGCGCCTAGTGATATTACGTCAGAAGAATATATTATCACTATGCCGAAGTTTTTTGAAGAGATTAAAAAAGCTAGTCGTTTTCGGGGACAACAGAGTGTAATTACTACAAACTATTTAAGAGCTATTTTTGTAGAGATAGTATCAAAATACGATATTGATGTCAATCCATATACTGACATGCATTTAGCTCGTTATAACGGACGACCGTCAACAACTGATGACAGCACATCGGCAATTATAAATGAAATAATTCAAAAAGAAAAACCCGATATAATTGGTAAAGCCCTTGATTTTGCTATTCGTAATCGCCCTAAAAAAACTAAAATTATTTATTTTGTTGCGCCAGATTTTACTCATACTGGGGCTTTTATTACTAATGGAATGGACAGTATCCAACTAAAAGAGATTGATACATTATTAAATAAGAAAAAGAAAAAGTCAGCTAAGAAAGAATAATATTATGGTATAATATAATTATGCCGAAAGGTAGAAATAATAACAATGCCACTTTAGGTAGCAATAAAAAAGGATTAAGCATGGCAAAGATTTCCCTGAATATGGATTCCCTAAAACCTAAGAAAGAATGGAAACGTCACAAAGTTCAAGACGGTTCTAATACCTTTCGTTTTCTTCCACCTTTTGGACCTGAATCAAACGGTTACCATTATCGTAAATGGGGTGTAATTTGGGGTCTTGTTGATCCTGTTTCTGGTAGAAAGCGACCTTTTGCATCTACATCTACTTTTGAAGGTAAATGTCCAGTTTACGAGTATTTAGATGTCCTTAAAGTTCAGATTAAAACACTTGAAGCTCAATTGATTCAATCTGGTATGTCGGAAGCTGATATTAAAGCTCGTTTAAAAGATACTAATACCTTTATCGGTAACCTTCGTCCTAAAACTGTATTTGCTTACAATGCATGTGATAAATCTGGTACAGTCGGTATCTTAGAATTAAAGAAAACGGCACATGATGAGTTATGTAAATTGATTAATCAATATATTAGGGATTATAATCAAGATCCGACATCGTTAAATAGTGCTATGGATGATTCAGGTGTATGGTTTAATATTACGCGTGAAGGAACTATGTTTGAAACTAAATACGGTGTTGTTAAGAATCAAACTCGTGTAAAAGATCCCAATACTGGTGCATTATCGTATCAAGATGATAGAACTGCATTACCGGAGCATGTAGTTACTGATTACGAGAATTTAGCATATGATTTAAATTCAGTTTATCAAAAGAAAACTTACGATGAATTAAAAGAGATCTTAATTGCTAATTTATCGTATCTAGTCGAAGACAATCCAGATTTAAAAGTTGAAGGGTTTTACGTTGATACTTCAACAATTCAGCAGCCAGCAGTACAACCAGTAAATGCCCCCGTTACACCACAGGCTACATCAAAACAAGGTGCGGGTAAGATTAACATAAACATGGGTGCTTTAAAGACTGAAGATGATACTACAATTGCTGCGCCTGCGGCACCACAACAACCGACAGCAACGCAATCAGTCACTATGACCACCCAAGCGACACAACCAACTAGCACTGAAGATACAGATGACCTTCTTAAAATGGCTGATGATATCTTCAATCAATAAGGGATAAATAATGGCAGATCAAAAAAGTGCCATTGATAAAATCCATAAAGCTGTTGATGTGACTAAGCTCGTAAAGTACACTAACAAAATTAAAGATATAGGGAGTCTTCAGAAAATGATGGCTCCCTTATATTTAAGGGATTTTATTGAGGCAATCGATGTTTCTTCGACTATGCTATCTATGGCAATTCATGCTGATCATAAAGCTGATGCTTTAGTTAAAAATGCAGAAGCTATTGCGTTTTTAGATAAAGCAGGGGATTATCTTAAAGCTAAGGGAATTAAAGATTCAGCAGAAGCACGTAAACGATATATAGATATTGACAGCGATGTGGTAGCAGCTAAAGATGAAAAAGCTAGAACTACTGCACTGGTTAGTTTCCTTAAAAATAAGGTGCGTGTTTTTCAAGATGCGCACAATGCTATTAAGAAAATAGCATATGGTGATCAAAATATGACTGATTGGGAGGGCATGTAATGAAATATTTAATTGTATTGTTGCTGTTAATTGGATGTACTGATAATGAAACTGTAATGAATAAATTTGGGACTCTTAAAGAAGAATGTCAACAACTAGCTAAAAAATTAAATACAGAATATGATATTCATGGAAATTTAGAGCAGTCTAAATGTTGGATAGTTGATACACGAGTGGACTATAGGTATTCTATTGGCAATATAGATGCTACAATTGGTGCTAGTCGTGCCCTAGAAATACAAGAAAAATTAAAAACCAATATTGAATTTCATAACTGTGTTGAGATAAAATGCGCAAAGACATGTGATTCTGAATACACAACACATAAAACATATTCTGAGTGTGCAAAGCAGTTTAATAGGGAGTATTGATAATGGATAAGCAATTAATACAAGATGTTGTTAATACAATATCACCAGAGTTAACATGGTTATTTATTCAAGGCTTTATGGCATTGTTTATCTTCTCTTTTATGAGAAACCTTTCTACAGCAGTTGCGAACTATCTTAAACTTCGTTTCTCATTATGGGGTTTGAACACAAAATTAAATATCGAAGGTAAAATCGGATATATACGGGATATTACATTTAAAGAGGTAATTATCCATGTAAGCAATAAAGAAACTATGTATATACCGATTGATCGTTTTTTGATATTAACTAAGACAGTGTATCATAACGGCTATACAGGAGAAGATAAATGATATGCAATAGAATCTGTGGAATATTATGTATACTACTAGTGATAGCTGCTTGCACATATGTGTTTATTAAAGGGCCTTCTATATATGATAAAGAAACTGTATTCTCTTATGGTCAGAAAGTTAAAGTGATAAAAGGATTTTATAAAGGTTATAACTGTTTCACTGTTCAGCATCAATACACTGATATACGCATATTTACTACTGATAGATATTATTATGCCCTATCAAGCAAAGATAAGAATCTCAATATGATAATGGTATATGGCGATGAATTAGAATTAGAGGTTGATGGAGAACAATGTGATGCAATACAATAAGCAATGCATTATTTGTAATAAAGATTTTGTATCGATGAGACGACATGCAAAAACATGCTCAAATATGTGTCGCAGTAGAGTTCATTCGAAGAAACATCGTAATAAGGTTATCATTAAATTGTGTGGTTATTGTAAAATAGAATTTTCATGCGGTGGACAGACACATGCTAAAAAATACTGTTCTAAGAAGTGTAGAGATTCTAATAGATATATAGTCGATAAAAATAATCTTCATGAGCAGTTAAAGAAAACAATTAGATGTCGAGTAAATGACGCATTAACTGATCGAGCAACTAGTTACTCTGTGGTTAAAAATCTAGGTTGCTCTATTAAGGAATTAAGGACGTATTTAGAATCTAAATTTACAGAAGGTATGACTTGGGATAATCGGGGATATTACGGCTGGCATATAGATCACATTAAGCCACTAAGTAGTTTTGATTTAACTAACCCTGAAGAGCTTAAGAAAGCATGCCATTATACCAACTTACAACCATTATGGGCAGAAGATAATTTAAAGAAAGGAAGTCAATGTGAAAGGCAATGCACCAATTGTAAGCAATCTTTTTATAGTAAGCAATATAATAAAAAATTTTGTTCTACAGAATGTCAAAAACGCCATTGGAATCTTAACAACAAAGAGCACAAATTAACTCTACAAAGAGAGTGGAGAAGAAACAACCCAGATAAGGTGTTAAAAGATAGTCAAAGTTTAGGGCACAGTAAAGCAGTTAATAAATGGAAAAATAAAAACATAGAAAAGGTAAGACATTATAATAATGAGTTTCATAAACGGCATCGACAAGAATCACCACAATATCGTATAGCTTGTAATATTAGGAGTCGTGTATCTAAGGTGCTACAAAAGAATATAAAAACAGGCTCAGCGATAAGAGATTTAGGCTGCTCTATCTCAGACTTAAAGAAGCATCTAGAATCTCAGTTTACAGAAGGTATGTCCTGGGATAACTACGGCTCACATGGTTGGCATATAGATCATGTCAAACCGTTAAGCAGATTCAATTTAAATAATAAAGAACAATTTAAAGAAGCTTGTCATTATAGTAACTTACAACCATTATGGGCAGAAGATAATTTAAGTAAAGGGGCAAAATATGACGAATAAATGGATGTCAAAATTGACAAAAGATTTTGGTACGCTGGCTAGTGATTTACATGAGCAACAAAATAAGGACATGGATCCTATTACATTAGATAGTCCATCGTTAAATTGGGCTGTTGGAAATGGTGGTTTTCTACCCGGTAAAGCAGTAATCTTATATGGTGCTGAAAGTGGTGGTAAGTCGCTTATTGCAATACTTACAATTATTGCTCATCAGAAAGCTAATCCAGATAGTATTCAAATAGTATTTGATGCAGAATATAGTTTTTCAACATCATGGTTTAAGAAGTTAGGTGGTAATTTGGATCAGTTGATTGTTAAGCAAACTAATGACCCTGTTAAGATATTTGACTTTATGTTTGAAGGCGGAGAATTACATGAGATGCTTCAAGATGGTTGTCCAGTTAACTGCGTAATGATAGATTCAATTAAATCAATTGTATGGCCGACTGATATAAAAAGTAAATCAACTAATATAACTATGGGTGGATCTGGATCTAAGTTTTTAGGATCAACACTTAAACGAATTCTTCCGGTAATCCGTGAATTTAATATTTCTACACTCTTAGTGCAGCAAGTATACGAGGAGCTAGACCAATATAAAGCAATGAATAATCCTTATAAGATTCCCGATGGTCGGAATTTAAAGCATTTCGCTGACTACATGCTAGAAGTATCTAAGTTAGAAACTAAAGCCGGAAGAATAGAGGTAGGTAAAACTATGACTGGTTCAGCACAGCAAGTTGGTCATAAAGTTAGAGTGAAAATTAAGAAGAATCGCTGTGGTGCACCATATCGTGTAGCTGAATTTACATTGGATTATACGCAAGGCATTGCAAATACGGGTGAAGAGTTATTTGAATTAGCAAAATCTTTAGGTGTTATTTATCATCCAATTAATGAAGCAACTGGTAAATCCAATGTTCAAATGTGGCAATTTAGTAATTATGATGCTATTCGTGGAGAAGCGAATATAAAGAAATGGGTTGTTGAGCACCCTGAATATCATGCAGAAATAATAACTGCTTGTAACAGTGTCGGAGAAGAGATTGTAAATGCTAGAAATGAAAACATGGGGATAAATGACGATAAAATCGATCTTGGATAATATTATTGATCAAGCCCTTGATGCATATGAAGAAGGCTTTATTGCTAAGTGTATTTTGATACATCCAGTGCGATATCGCGAGTTATCACATGAATTACAGAAACGTAGTACGCGTAATAGTGTGCAGCATTGTGCGCCACAATATCAAGTTGTCTCACTTACACTACCGATGGGGCAAGTTGAATTAAAACTTGATAAAACAATCCCGCGTGATGGAGATGGTTTTTATATTGAGGGGCATAAAAAACACATACTACATAAGATGCATCAGCAGGCTAATAAAATCTTATTAGGAGATATTGAAGATGAGCTTTAAATACCATAAAATAAAGAATTTCTTATCAATCGCAAAAGCAGTCGCAGAACAATCTCCTGATGCTGAAACTAAAGTTGGAGCAATATTAGTAAAAAATACTACTAATGCAGTTATAGCAACTGGGTTTAACGGTTTTGTTCGTAAGGCACCGGATAAAAAGCTACCAAAAACTCGTCCTGATAAATATGAATATATGATTCATGCAGAAGTAAATCTAATTTTTAATTGTGCAAAAGAAGGCATTTCTACGGAAGATACCACTCTAATATGCACTATGAGTCCTTGTGAAAACTGTATGCGCGCATTATGGCAATGCGGTGTAACAAGAGTGGTCTGTGATAAACTATACACTGACCATGAAGATAATAAAGGTCTAAAAGATTTAGGATTAAAAGTACATAAACACGATTCATATTATATATTAGATTTTATTGCTAAGGAGAAATAGTTATTAAAATATTATTTATAGGTGATCTACATTTAAAGATGAATAGATTTGATCTATCAGTTAATTGCCTCAAATGGATAGAAGACATCATTGATCTTCATAATCCTGATATTGTTGTCAATTTAGGTGATACATTTGACGGCCACAGTGTACTTAGATCTGAATTATTATGTGAATTTAGAAACCATATACAACGCATAAATAAACCACATTATTATATTCTAGGTAATCATGATTTTTTTAGACCAAAAGACAGTAAGTATCACGCTTTACAAGTGTTTAAAGATTATCCAGAATTTTATGTTATTGATGAACGTTGTGATATAGATAACATGACAATGGTTCCGTATATCGCAGATCTTAATAATTTTCCCTTAGACACCAAAGAGATATGTATAGCTCATCAGACTTTTATTGGTGCAGATTATGGATATCATCGTCCAGATGCTGGAGTAAATGCGGATAATGTGTCAGCTGACATAATCATTAGTGGACACGTGCATAAAAAGCAAGAGTTTGGAAAAGTTATTTACCCAGGTACACCATATGCGTGCGGTGCAAATGATTTAGATATGACTAAAGGGTTATTAATATTCGACACTAAGAGTTATGAACAGACTTTCATAGAATCTCCTTTTCCGAAATGGAAATCAATTGAATTCATTATTAGTAATGAACAAACAATGAGTGACTTACACAGTATATTAAAAGAGACTATAAATGAACAAGATCATTGGATAATAAAAGTTGCTGGCCCTAAAGTTGAAATGTCAGCTTACTTTAAAAGTGCTCAATATAAGAAAATATCTAAAGGTAAGCATATTACTCTTAAATTAACAGCAACTGATAAAGAGAAAAAACAAGTAAGAATTAAAGCAGTTTCTACTCCAGATATAATTAAAGAGTACATTGATAAAGTATATAAAGGTACAATTGATAAAAAACAATTAGAATCTAAGGCCTTAGAGATCATTACAGGTCAAAACAAGTAAAATTAGCAATGATTATGGTATAATAGCTATAAGGAGTTCAGCAATGAATGAGTTAGATAGTAAAACACAACAATCAGTTGATCATTGTAGATGGCTAATGAATAGCGGTCTTGCAAATGACACTATTAAAAATCAATTGATTACTTATGGTGCAATTACTCATCCTGATATACAAGCGGTTGAATTAACAGTGGATTTTGAAAATAAAACAGTATTTTACAGATTGTATATAGATTCTAAACTTCTCAATAAGGTTGATAAATTCAAAGAGTTATCTAAAGCTACAAAATTTTGGGGCTTATATAAATTTAAGAGATTACTTAAAAAGGAAGGCAATTTGAATTTTAATAGTATTTTAGATAAATTTATTAAAGACTATTGTGGATTACAATGGAAAGCTGAGGTTGATATTTTGAATCTTAGTGAATATGATGACAAAGGATACGAGGATAGTAATGAGAGCGTTAACTTCAGTGACGAAAAAGATAAACCTGTTAACTAATGATGAAGATCTAAGACAGGAACTGTGGCTGTATTATTTAGAGGGAAATCCTTTTGATACACTCTCAGAGCATTTCAATGTACTAAAACGACGCATCCCAGAACAGAAATCAATTGATCGAATAGCATATGATCTAATAAAATCCCCTCTTTCAGATAATACAGCTAAAACTCTTCAGTACCTTACAGAATTAGAAAAGTCCATAATATTAATGTTATTATTAGATAGAGATCTTAGTGATATCTCAAAAGAAAAAAATATCAGTGAAATAAAAGTACAACAAATGGTTAATAATATAAAAAGAAATTCTAACTGGAATAGGATAGAATAATGGCACTAAAGAAAAAATTCACAGATGAGGAAATAGTTGGATTGACTCAAGAAGAAATTAAATTAGGGTTAAAGTACTTGAGAAAACATAAAACAGCAGGTGCGGTTCCTGATGTAGAAGCGCTTAAACTATACGAAATGTATCTTATCGGCTGTACATTTACCGAGATTAGTAAGCAATACCCACAATATGAGTTAGGACAGATTATATTAACTGCTGCAATTCGAAAATGGGGTATGGATCGTGATCGTATGCAATGTACTTTAAAAGATAGGGTACAGGCTAAAGTTGTTAAATCCGTAATTGAGCAAGTAGACTTTTTAACATCTATGTTAAGTGTCAGCTCTGCTGAACATATTGAAGCAATGCGAAATTACATAATCAACCCGGATAAGTATCCTAAACCTGATATGAGAATAGCATCAATTAAAGAGTACAAAGATGTAACTGAAACTTTATATAAAATTGTGTCAGGAGCAACTAGTAATTCTAAGTCTTCACCCATGTTTGGTGCATTAGGTTCAAAGCAACCACAACAAAAAAAGATAGAAGAAAAGAAAAAAGACTATGATATAGATTTAGATGATATAGAGATCGACAGTGATAAATAAGAAGTTATGTAGTAAGTGTGATAAATTAAAGCAGCTTTGTGAATTTACAGCTCGTAAAGATGCTAAAGACGGATTACGTGCAGATTGTAAGGTGTGCCGTAATCAACATAACTTAGAATATTATTATAGTGAAAAATCTAATAGGCATAATTGTTGTAAATGCAATACTGATCTTAATCTAGATACACAGCGCGTGCATAAAACATTGTGTCAGTCATGTTATAGAAAACAAGAAAGAGCTATAGTGAGTCAAAGAAGAGACAAAACTTGTATAGACTGCAAGTCGAGTTCATCTACTAAGTGGTATAATGGACCAACTTGTAGAAAATGCTATCGTGCATCTAATTATGCTAAGCACCGTGAAAAAACAAGTGAAGTATATAGGAACAAACGAATTAAAAATAATTTACGGACAAGATTAAATATGGCAATTAAGAATAATCAAAAAGTAGGCTCAGCAGTTAAAGATTTAGGTTGTTCAGTTGAAGAATTAAAGGCTTATTTAGAATCTAAATTTACAAAAGATATGACTTGGGATGACTATGGTAAATGGCATATAGACCACATTAAACCGCTAAGTAGTTTTGATTTAAGTAATCCTGAAGAACTAAAGAAAGCATGTCATTATAGTAACTTACAACCACTATGGGCTAAAGATAACTTAAAGAAAAGTAATAAATATTGAGACCAATATGCAAAAAAAAGTAACAAAATCTACTAAAAAGAAGAAAAAGACCTTAAAGGATCTATCGATTGCACAGCGTGAAAAGCTTTTTTTTAAGAAATGTAAAACTAAACAGGAATTAAGTCGATGGATTAAGACTTTTCTCGGTTTATATATGCCAGATGAAGTAGTATCTAGGTTTGCTGATTGTTCTCCATTAGATATGATATGGGAATTGTATGATATATGTGTCAATTGTAGTAATCCAGACAATATCATGGAAATATTGTTTGTTGCTGGTAGAGGATCAGGTAAAACATTAGGGTGCGCAATAGCAGAATTTATGATATTAATGCATGACCGCAGAGATGCAGTACACGTTGGAGCAGTTATGGCACAGGCTAAGCGTTGCTATGATTATCAGGTCAAATTCATGTTAAACGCAAATGTTAAATCGATAATAGATAATAGAGATAAACACGAAAGCGATAGAATAATACAAAAAATGAATATGGAGAAATCTATATTTAATTTTGATGGAGAGCAAGTTTCGCTAGAAATTTTACCATGTACATTAAAGGCATTAAATGGTCCGCACGTACCATTAGTAACTATTGACGAAATTGACACTGTTTCAGGTGAAGGACTAAAAGCTTTTCGTGAAATTTCTGGTATGCTAGATTCTAAAGGTGGAAAAAGAGCACTTAGAGTTGGTATTTCTACGAGAAAATCTAGATATGGATTAATGAATAAACAGATTGAAAACGCAGAAGAAGAGGGAAGAACTGTTCGCCGATGGACTGCATTAGAGTTCTCACAAAGATGTCCAGATTCTAGATCGGGAACAACACCCACAGTTGCATATACTATGTTAGAAGATATGGAAATGATATCAGCTGAAGAATATAAGCGTAAAAATGCAAAGAAAAAACGAGAATATACGCAGGTAACTTTACCTGGAGAGAATTGTCTTACTTGTCCAGCTGCAGCTATATGTTTAGGTGATGCAAAAAAGCAGAAATCAAAATCGTGGATGCTTAAACCAATTGATGAGTATATACAGAAAGTTCGCTCAGAAGGTGCAGATTGGGCATTATCTCAATTAATGAACTTAAAGCCGTCATTAGAGGGCGTTATCTATAAAGAATTCGATCCTAGAATTCACGTTAAAACTTGGAACGAGATGTGGCTTCGTTTAGTAGGTAAAGAGTTTCCAGGTGAATGTACTCATGATATCTTTGTTAAGAAATGCCATCAATTAAAAATACCTTGTTACGGTGGAATTGACTGGGGATGGAGTAAACCATCTACTATTACTTACGCTTTTATTGATAAACGAGATAATGTTTATGTTGTTAAAACAGATGGTATGACTTTTGTTTCAGATCCAGAATGGATCCATTATATAAAGCATAAATATCATAATATATATCGTCCACAACTATACTTCCCTGATCAAGCTAGTCAAGGATCTGTTATTGAGATGAGAAAAGCTGGTCTACTGTCACACTGTGATCCACATAAACCAGATGTAAATCCTGGGATACAAGTTATAAAGAAGTTGCTCCGTGTTCCTGGTTCAGCTGATACAAAGATTGTCTTAGCGAAAGAAACATGTCAATCATTAATTAACGAATTTGGCTTATATCACTTTAAGACATCAGCTGATGGAACTATATCTAACATGATTGATACAGAGAATGATCACTGGCTCGATGGATTACGCTATATACTACATGAATTATTAGGTAAAGCACAGTTTTTATATACTGGTGAAGCATATTCAGGCGATAATAAAGTAACAGATCAAGATGGTAATTTTTATCATGCACCAAATGCCGAAGAATATGCAAAAGTGATGGGTATTCAAGTAAACATTAATGAAGAGGATATATCTAAATTAGGTAAAATTGGTACCTTAAACGACTTAGATGATGATGACGATGACGATGGTAGTGGTATGTTATGGAATTTTTAAATGCTTAATAAAGTATGTATAATGTGTGGTAATTTATTTAATGGATATGGTAGCAGTAATACTTGTTCATTGACCTGTAAAGACACACGTAGAAAACATAAACGATTGCTAGCACAGCGTGCATGGAGAAAAGCTAATCGCGATAGAGATCGCAATAATTACAGGATATGGGAGCGTAAACAGTTAATCAACAACATACAGTATAAAATAATCAGTAGATTACGGATTAGATTATGTAAGGCTATAGAGATACATCAAAAAGGCGGTTCAGCAGTTAAAGATTTAGGTTGTTCAGTTAATAAATTAAAAATCCATTTACAACTTAAGTTTTATAGACGACATAAGAATGGTGAAATCATGTCTTGGGATAACTATGGCTTACACGGCTGGCATATAGACCACATTAAACCGCTAAGTAGTTTTGATTTAAGTAATCCTGAAGAACTGAAGAAAGCTTGTCATTATAGTAACTTACAACCACTATGGGCAGAAGATAATTTAAAGAAAAGTAATAAAGTATAATAAATAAAGAAAATATATATAAGAGGGAGTACTTATGGGAATTTTCGGTAAATTTGGTGAATATTTAGCAAAGAGTCAGAAAGATCAAATAGATGAATTAATGAAAGCCGATGGTGATGATTTAGTTGAAACACCAATGACATTAGAAGATGAAGAAAATAAGATTGGTAGAAAAGCTATCATTGATGATCCGTATTTTGATCATCAACAAACGTCAACTATTTATAGATCTAAGCAATCGCGTTTAACTAATAAGACGTTAAAAGATGTTTCTTTAAGAGATTGGTTAGTAAGTGCTATTATTCAAGTACGTGTTGATACATTGATGCGCTTTAGTAGAAAACAGTATAAGAAATTTGATATGGGATATCGAATTATAAAGCTCGATCAATCACATGAATATACTAATGAAGATAGAGAAGAAATTGCTAATTTAGAAAACTTCATATACAATTGTGGTAGAACTGAAGGAACTCCTCCAGATGATAAGTTGTTATTTGGTGATTGCTTAAAGAAGATAGTTAGAGATGCATTAACTTTTGGATACATTGCTGTTGAGAAAGTATCCACTAGAAGAGGTGCACTACATCGTTTTAGACCATTACCAGCAGAGCAAATTTATCATATTAATAAAGAAACTGCTAAAAAACAAATAATTCAAGAAGCTGCAGCTGCTAGAAAAATGTATAAACCAACATCAGATAATGACCCAAGAATGGATCATGAAATCAATGAAGTAACAATTGATAAATATAAATATTGTCAAGTGTCATTTGATAATCGCACGTTAGCAGTATTTGGTGATGAAGATATGGCATTTAAGTTATTTAATCCTCAGAATTTTGCCGATTCAATGGGGTATTGTTATAGTCCAGTAGAATTATCAATATTAAACATATCAAACCATTTAAATTCTGAAAATTATAATGCTAATTTTTTCACACACGGTTATGCAGCTAGAGGATTACTACATCTTAAGGGCACTGTAACTCAATCACAATTAATCGCCTTTAGAAGGCAATTCTACAATACTATCTCTGGCACACAGAACGCATGGAGAACACCGATTGTTGCTGGATTAGATGATGTTCAATGGTTACCAATGAGTGGTAACGCACGTGATATGGAGTATATGAACTACAATATGCATTTAATGCGAGCCATATGCACTCAATTTCAAATTGACCCTATTGAATTAGGTATGGATTTTCTTACCTCTGGTACAGGCAGAGCATCTGGAGCTGGTCAACAAGGGAATCAGCAAAAAATTGAATACTCAAGGGAAAGAGGTTTATATCCAATTTTAATGTTTATTGAAGATTTTATTAATTGCGATATCATACCTGCCATTGATCCTAAATTAGCAAAAAAATATTGCTTTAGATTTGAAGGATATACTGATGAGACACCACAAACTGAAGTAGCTTTATTGCAAGCTGAAATGACTGTTCATAAAAGTATGAATGATCTTCTTGATTTAGCTAGAAAAGACCGTATGAAGCATCCAATTGCTGATTTACCGATGAATGCAGCTTTTTGGGCTAATGTTGAAAAGCATATGACAAAAGGTGAAATACGAGAATTCTTCTTCAATGATAAAGGCGCAGCAGAAAGAAAAGAACTCCAATATTTTCCAGCTGATCCAGCATTCTTAAATTGGCAGCAAATGTTAATGGCTATGGATGCTCAAAAGAAACAAGAAGAAATGCAGAAAGAGCAAATGCAAATGCAAGCTCAACAAGCTAGTCATGCAGAAGAAGAGCAGAGACGAGCTGCAGAAGAGCATGAGGCTAATATGAGCGATAGATCAGCTCAACAAGCACATGCAGCTGTTTCTGCAGGGCGTGAAAATTTACGAGAAGAATCTTCAAAATTTGGCAAAAATGCAGCAACTAATATTAATGGAAAAGTGGTTAAAAATCCTTTAAATGAGTAAATAAAATACTCCCACTTATTTGCTCTATTTAAAAGGGTCACTTCGGTGACCCTTTTTTATTTCACAATAGTATAATGTTTCCATGTATAAAAACACTAGGAGATTATGATACCGCAGACACATACGAGTATAACGATTTGTAGCTTACCATTATTATTTACTATATTTTTTATTCTATTGAAATTTACTAACTACATATTGTGGCCATGGTTTTGGATATTATCACCAATGTGGATGTCCTTTATATTGATCGTATTACTTATATTGATTCATTTAAGTATTTTTATATATAAAAGCGTATAAGAGATGCAGCATGTTTGACGAATCAGATTACATTAAGAAGGGAAATCATAAATATTTTAAAGCTGTTTGCAATACTTGTGGTAAAGACAGAGGATATCAGCGATTATCTAGTGTAATTCGAAACTGTTTATCATGTGCTACAAAGAAGAGATTATCTGATCCTAAAAATAACCCTATGTATGGTAAAAAACATAAAAATACAGCGCAGTTCCGCAAAGATACATATAGCAATGTTGATTATAGTGATACTAAAATACGTTACAGTAAAAATGGTAATAAGTGTATTACCTATAAACAAAGATGTCCAATATGCAATAAAAGCGTTGGATATAGGCGTCATATTGATGCTAAACGCACATGTCGAGCATGTCAAAGCGATAAGTTACGTAAATACTCTAAAGAACATAAACGAATACGTTACTCAATGAAAGCTAATTTACACTCTAGGCTGAAGCAGCATTTAATTAATAAGAATAAGAAATCTACGTTCGATATATTAGGGTATACTGTAAATGACTTAAAAATACACTTAGAATCACTATGGGAACCGTGGATGTCTTGGGATAATTATGGCGCTTATTGTTCATATAAAAGAACATGGCAAATTGATCATATTAAACCAGATAGTTTATTTAATTATGAATCGATAACAGATCCGGAATTTAAAGAGTGCTGGAGTTTAAGTAATTTACAACCCTTAGATAGCTTTAAGAACTTAAAAAAAGGCAACAAATATAATAAATCAGTATAATTATATTGTAAAGATAATAATCACAATAAGGAAGATATATGACTTGGATTTGTTTAGAGGGCGTCGATCGTACGGGTAAAAGCTCTGTTGCTGAATATTACAAAACTCAAGGATACGAAGTTGTACATATGAATGCGCCAGATAAAAAGTATTCAGAACCAGGATATACTGGTCCTGGTTATGTCGATGAATTATTAGAGACATATATGCAATATGATGGTAAAAAAGTAATTTTTGACCGTACTATCTATGGTGAAAAAGTATGGCCTACAGTTTTTGGTCGTAAATCAAAATTATCTGATGAAGATTTTGATGCACTAAAGGACTTTGAAGATCAAAATGATACACAGTACATTTTAATGCATGATCCAAATTTTGAAGCTCATTGGCAACGATGTGTAGACTGTAATGAACCATTAACTCGTTCACAATTTAATACAGCAATTGCTATGTATGAAAGGTTAATTAATGACGGCTTCGAAAAAAGAACTCTCCCCGACTTCAACACAGAAATATCAAGCTTATCAACAGAGAGAGTCGTGGAGGAATCTGATGTATCTGCTGTACAAACTGGAGATAATACAAAACCTACTACAGACGTTTATAAACAATCCTCAGCAGTGGAAAAATCCACCCCAGTAGAAAAACGATTACAAAAAGCTAACGCTATTAATACAATATTAAGTAGTAGAATTGTTAAACGAAAAGGTGATATATTTGATGACCTTGAAAAAGATATTCGTAATTTTTTAAACAGCAAATTAGATAGTATATTTGGCAATGAACAAAATAAAACGTTTACAGACGAGCAAGTGTTGATTCTAAAATCAATGGCGGATCGCATTGTAGAGAAACAAAAGGGGCAAAAATGATTTTTATTCATAGAAAAAATGGTAGTATTGTGATTGCTGAACGAGATGGTATATCCTTAGATGATCAGCATGGTAGTTATGAGCACGTTGGTGGCTTCATAATGTATAACAAGTATCCACGAACTGTGCACTTACATATAGAAGATATAAAAGGTGATATAAACTTTTACTCATTAGAAGAGTTATTAGACAAATATGACTTTATTGGATGTTTATAATAGGGAGACATTATGAAAGGTTTTAAACAGCAAAGTAGTCCATCGACTAAAAGTAAAATGCACGACTTAGAAAAGAATTTACAAAATGCTCAAATGGCTGTAAATGTTACTCAACAAATGACTAAACAATTAATGAACAGTGTAACTATGTTGAGTAAAGATTCTAATAATATTTTGAATTTAGCTAATGATTTACAATACAGAACTCTTGCGATGATTCAATTGTTAAAAGTTGATGTAGATGAATTAGATAAGCTAGCCGATGCAATTAAATTAGAAGAATACAATAAGTTATCTGATGAAGAAGATGCAAGAATGAATTATTCAATCGGTGATATCGTTAAAGAAGAAAGTATCATTATTATAACATCGACTACTGATACTGAGCAAGACCACGGTATCTTTAGATCAAAGATTGGTGTGTCTCAAATTCCTTATCCAGAAATGAAAAAAGATATAATTGGTAAAAAAGCTGGTGATAAATTTGATGCAGATATTCAAGGAGTGCTTCATCATATCGAATTGCTAGGTATTCGCGAACTACCTAAAAAATTAGAAATAGTCGAAGAAGAAACAACACCTAAAAAATGGGCTCATAAAGATTGCGAGTGTGATAATAAAGATTGTGGGGATAATTGCGCCTGTGAAAAAAAATAACGACGAATCACAAATTGTCAAAGCTAAAATGGACAAAAGATGCCCAAGGAAATTAGAACATCATCCTTGCTCCTTTTGTCCATTAGCTGTTTTACGTCTTAAACAGCTAAGAAACGCTGGGCATGAATTAACTGAAGAAGAAGAAAGCAACCTTCCAGGGTGTCCTTGGGCTATCAATCATCAAATGTCAGATTATTGTTTTTTCAAGTTTGCAGCAGAGTATCTTGATTCAGGAAACCCACCAACTGATATTGAGATTGCTCATATGAATTCAGTATCAACTGACACAATTAAGAAAAGTTTTAAATTAGGTCTTGAAAAGATAAAACAATCAGATATGATGCAGGAAATTAATGAATCATACAATGGAGATGGTGTTCTTGATTCTACTCAGGAAAGTGATCCCGAGTATGAAATAAAGTATCGTTAGGGGTAATAAACAATGGAGCCAGTGTAACTTTTTGGTCAATAATTGGATGGATAGCTGCTTTAGCTGGCTTATTTTATCCACTTCCACAAGTAAAAAAATGTATTAAATATCGTAGTGCTTTAGGTATTAGTCGATATTTTTTATTTTTGTGGTTAATAGACAAAGCATTAACATTAGCATTAATGATCCATATGGATAATACAGCAATGATAGTTAAATATGGATGCGGATTGGTGTGCGTGTTGATAATCATATACTTTAAGTTTTTTGGAAATAAGTAACTTATATTACTACTTATAATTTATAGGTTGTATCTCTGATATAATATTTTATGGATAGGAGTGTTATATGGCTAAAACTTGTGAAATTTGTTCAAGAGTCATATGTGAATTATCAAAACAAAAAAAGTATTGCTCTAAGCAATGCCGTGCTGTAAAAAAAATAATTACAGCTAAACAATGGAATTTACAGAATAGTGTAAAACATGCAGCACATCAGGAAAAATGGCGTAAGAATAATAGAGAATTAGATCGCATTAGATCTTTAGAAAGTAAAAAACGAGCTACAGTTAAGCAGAAATTAAAAACAAGAATAGCAACTAACCTGCGCAGTCGTATTCGTAAGGCTCTTCAAAAAGAGCAAAAAACAGGTTCAGCAGTGAGAGATTTAGGCTGTTCTATTGTGGATTTTAAGCAGCACTTAGAATCTAAATTTACAGAAGGTATGACATGGGATAACTACGGTAGAAATGGCTGGCACATAGATCACATCAAGCCATTAGCTAGTTTCGATCTTGAAGATCTTGAAAAGTTTAAGAAAGCTTGTCATTATAGTAACTTACAACCCCTTTGGGCTAAAGATAACTTAAAAAAGAGTGATAAATATGAGTAAAAATAAATCATTAGAAGTCGATATGTGTGCTGGATCTGAGTTATGCGACTCGCAAGGTGAAACACTTTCAATTGAGGGTGCCGACATTAGTGAGTTAGAAGCTGGACGTGGAAGATTAAATGATAATCACGGGAAATCATATATGTCTAGCATTGGCCGCGTAACTGGTGCTAAAAAAATATTTAAAGCTGAAGACTGCGAAGATGAACGTCAACTGTATTATTGGGATAAAATAAAAGCTCCATATTTATATGTTAAAGGTGTTTTATATAACGATGAAGATCACTCTAATGCAAAAGCGGCTGCAGCAATTTTAAGAAATATCCATAAATCTGATTGTCCATTAAGGATTAAAGCCTCGGTAGAAGGTGGCGTAATAAGTCGTGGTGTTAAAGATCCCAACAGATTAGAAAGAACTAAAGTTCACTCTATAGCGCTGACGTTCACGCCTGCGAATCAAGCCACGTTAGTAGAACCACTTAACTTATCAAAATCATTAGATCCTAATCAGAATAAAATAGATGAAAATCTAATTAAATCAGTTATACATTTAGCTAAAAAAGACGAAGAAATACCATCTTTTAGACATGTACAACGAAATGCTCAAGCAGAAAAAATAGTAGCTAATATAGATAAAATACAAAAATTAGCAAAAGCAACAGGTATTGAAGTACAATTTAAAACAACAGATCCAGGGTTATTAATAAAAAAAGCGATTGAATCTAAGGTATTAAGTAATGTACAAAAAATTAATGCCTTAATGAAAGCAATACGGACTAAAAACAATACAGCATATGGAATACGTCAACCTAGTGCTGCTTCTAAAACACCTGTAACCCCACAAGCTGGGAAGACATATAATGCTGATAGAACATCTAAAGTAGTTAAGCCTGCTCAACCAGCTATAGCTAAAGATACTTTTCATAATGACAAATCTAGTGGCCCACTAACCGAAAATACTCCTGCAGGTGGAACTGAAACTTCTATCCCGTTAAAGACTGGAAAACAGTTTGTACAGAGACAGCTGATACATAGTATTGCAAAAGGTATCCATGAAGGTACACATAATATTAATGACATACAAAAGCAATTAAATGATAAAGGAATTCATCCAGATCGAGTTAGCAAAATAATAGCACATTTACATGATTATTCATCTAAGTTTCATAAATCAATAGACGAGATTGATGATCTAGATAAAGCACTAATGGCTGGCACTGGTGGAGCTGGAGCTCCAACTGATTTAACGGGTGGTGGTGTTTTTCAATCTGAATCATTAGAGGGTGATGGACGTTTTAAATACATTACTTGTGATAACTGCGGTAAAGAACAGATACATAGTAAACATCAAGTGAAATGCCGTGATTGTGGTAAAAATTTCAGTCTAAATAAGTTATTCAACACTATGGTACAAAAATAAAATCAATTATTTCATATATTTATAATCTATATAAATAAAAAAAAATCACATTAATTTTAACTAATCTTTAAGTCAACTTAAGGTTGGGTATAAGTATGCTTAAGCAGCCACTTATGGTATTATGAAATCTTAAGTTAAACTGTAAGGTATTAATATTAACAATGTTCTGTTTATTTCAAGGGTAACAGAACGATAAAGGAGATTAAAATGGGTAACAAAGTAGCAATCCTAGACAAACTCAAAAGAAACCTTGACATGAGATCTATTTCTTATGTTGACAGTGGTTCTTTTATTGTTGTTGATACAGATTGGACTATCTCTTATGAAGACGCTAGCATTCAAAAGCCTATGGGTGGAATAGATGATAGTTCTTCTCCATTTCTAGGGATTGGCATTGGTAATCCTGGAAAGATTAAGATAGTTGATTCAGCTAATTTACTAAATGTTATGATAGATAGTGAAGTAAAGCAAATTGTATTTGCTTTTGTTTGTAGTTTCGCTAATGATAAACTGTTAGTTGATAGTGGCGCCAATGAACGTGTTGTTCCTGGACATTCAGATTTTAATGGTTTAGGACAATAATTTACTCTATCTAAGGAGACTGAGATGAAAAACGAAGAATTAACGAAATCTCTTGTTAGTCTCATCGATGAAACTCTAGAGGAACTAGAGGAACTGAAGAAGTCAAAATTTACTGCTGCAGAAATCAAAATTGAAGGACCAGGAGATAAAGATGTTGCTGGCAAACCTACCAATGGCGAATTAGATGCTAAAAAAGCAGAAGATGAAGATGAAGAAGACGATGAGAAAAAAGTAGAAAAAGGCGTTTTAGACGAAGCTGAAAAGTCTGAAAAAGACGAAAAAGACGAAGAAGACGAAGATAAGAAAAAAGATAAGAAAATTGCTCAAAAAGAAATTGATAAGCATAATGAAAAAAAGCATGGCGAAAAAGAAGATGAAGATTCTGCTTATAAGTCAATGCCAGAAGAAGATAGCTTAAAGAAATCTCTAGAAGAACAAGAAGAACTTATTAAATCTTATGTTGATTCTAAATTTGCTTCTTTTGAAGAAAAAATTGCGGGCTTGATTAAAAAGATCGATGAGATCGGTGATGCTCCTGTTGAAAGAAAAGGCGTTTCTGCTGAAAACTTTAGTGCTCTTAAGAAATCTGAAGAAGAAGTAGCACCTCTTTCTAAGGCGCAAGTAGCTGATAAGCTTTTTGAACTTAAAAAATCAGGAAATATTGTAGACACAGAAGATATTATCAGGGTTGAAACTGGCTCAAATGCAGACTTGATGTCAATCGCTGAAAAATATAAATTATAGTAAACTCTTAAGGAGAGAATAAGATGAACAACGACATGGTTAATCAAATTTCAAATGGATTGAGTCAGGGTCTAGTGTCTCCAGAGGACGTTGAACGACTTAATAAGGCGATCACAGCAGGTTACGGCGGAGCCGGAAAACCTACGGATCTTACTTACGGCGGCGTACTTCAGGCAGAATCACTTGAATCAACTCTAAAATCAATTACTTTCGACATGAAAAATCTTAAGTTTTGGCCTGCTGTTGCAGTAGACAAAGCTTATAACTTGTTCGAGCAGTACAACAGACTAGTTGGATACGGATCCGATTCTAGTCCTTACATGGGCGAAGGCGGAGCTCCTCAAGAAGAGGATTCTACTTACATTCGTGATGGACAGAGAATTGTATTCTTTGGAACACGAAGAAAAGTATCCCATCAAATGACTTTAGTTAGAACTACAGTAGGTGATGTTGTAGCTCAACAAGCTAAAGAAGGAACAATGCATCTCCTAAAGAACATCGAAAGAGAACTTTATTGGGGACATGCTCATTTCGCTAATGTTGCTACTGGTGCTCAGAATGGATCAGTTTCCGATCTTCCTGCTAATTCAATTGCTATGAATGGTCTTCTTCAACAACTGTTGAAAGGCGACGATGATGAGCAACATAAATCAGGTGATTTCGCTGGTTTCGGAGATTTCCGATCAATAGCTCAAGATCTAGGCGGAAACGTTATGGCTCAAGATGATATTGAAGATCTATCAGTTATTGCTTTGGAAAACTTTGGTAATCCAAATGAATTACATGCTGAACCTCTAGCTATATCTGCTTTTATTAAGCAATTTTATCCACAATTCAGAAGCGCTCCAGGAATGTCAGCGCAGACAGTTGGATATGATGTGAATAAAATGACCACATCAGCTGGTACTGTAGATTTTAAACCAAATCTATTTTTACGTCCACGTTATCAAGCTCGATCAAGAGCCGTCAATGCTAATGCTCCTGTATTAGGTGCTGCTTCTTTCACAGCTGCTGCTGCTGGAACTGGTGGAAATATTCCTGCTGGAGATTATCAATATAAAATGACTTTTGTAAATGACTTTGGTGAGTCAGCTCCTATTCAGTTATCTGGTGGAGCAGTTACAGTTGCAGCTGGTGAAGTTGTTTCTTTAACTTTAGCAAATGTTCCTTCAAATGTTAAATCTATAAAAGTTTATAGAAGTAATGCTGGTGGAGCAGTTGGTGCAGAGTATTTTATTGCTAACTATAAATTAGCTGGTAGTGTTTATGTAGATTCTGGAGCTAAAGAGCCAGGACTAGGTGAAGCTTTCTTACTAGATATGAGTGCTGAATGTTTACGCTTTAAGCAACTTTCCCCACTTAGTAAGATAAATTTCGCGATAGTATCTACTGCACTTGAGTTTGGTATTGTACTATACGGAGCTCTATTTGTTTATGCGCCGAGATTTAATTGCGTATTTAAGAATGTCGGTCGTTAATAACTAGTTGAAATTATTACGCAAAATAGGGGTCACGTAAGTGACCCCTTTTTATTTCCCTATATCAACATAGTTATATATCGTTATAGTACAACATAATAAATATCAACCATTATGGAGTTATTATGTTTAATCGTGAACGAACTAAAGAGCTTTTTGGATATGATTTAGATCTTTCAGTTACACGCCGTACTAAAAAAGAAATTGAGCAATCAAATGGTGTTGTTAGAAAGCATCTAAAAGTTGTAGATAATTGTCCTATATGCAATATTGAAAGAATTATATTACTTCGGCAATCAAGAAAAAATAAACCATGTAGTAAATGTTTCCATAATCTACCAACGACAATAGCGGCAAAAAGAAATCAAACTAAATTTGTATCTGAAGAGACTAAGCAAAAAATGAGAGATAATCATTGGTCTAAAAATGGTGGAGTATCTGCATTTAAAGGTAAAAAACATACAGAAGACACTAAAAATAAATTGCGATTACATAGACAGCGACAATGTTTAAATTACACAGACGAACAGTTAAAACAGTTTCATATTAAGGCATCTTGTACTGTTCGTAATATTTCAATAGAGGATTTTGATGGCTTCTCTTCTCCTAAAAACACATTAATTAGACAATCAGCAGAAGGTAAGCAATGGCGAATAGATGTCATGGCTAAAGCAAATTTTACTTGCGATAACTGTAATGTACGCGGAAAGAGTTTAGTAGCTCACCATCTTGAGGCATTTCATTGTAATCCGGAATTACGTTTTGATATCAATAATGGTGTCTGCTTGTGTCGAGATTGTCATGCTGAATTTCATACACAATACGGAAAGCGAAATAATACTAAAATACAATATGAAGAGTTTCATTGTAAAAATAAAAGTTAATTCACTATAATCCTATCTATTTTCATCAGTGGTGTTAATTGCTATTTGGTATAATATCATGAAGGAGATAACGTGATTATATATAAAATAACTAATCTAATTAATAACAAAATATATATAGGTCAAACAACACAGCCATTAAATTGTCGATGGAATGATCACTGTCATTCAAAAAGAAAAAATAACGCTATTACAAATGCTATTCGTAAATATGGTAAAGATAATTTCTCAATAGAGGTGTTAGCAACAGTGTACAAAACTGACGATTTAAATAGATTAGAGAAATTTTATATAGAAGAGTTTAACTCTTTGGCACCTAAAGGTTACAATCTTAAAACTGGTGGTCAAGATCACAATCGATACACAGATGAAAGTAAAAAGAAAATGAGCAGTGCTAGAATTGGTACTACTATGCCAATTGATGTACGTAAAAAAATAAGTAAAACACACAAACAAAGATTTAAAGATAATCCGTTATTATCACAGCAGAGAAGTGAAATGGTAAAAAAAGCATGGACAGATCCACAATACCGAATAAATAAGAGTATTAAGCAAAAAGAATATTGGTCTGATGACATTAATCGTAAACGGCATAGTGCAATAGGGAAACAACTTGTTTCTGATCCTGAATACTTAAAAAAAGTTAGCAATGGTGTTAAGAAGGCACAACAACGCCCAGAGGTAAAACAACGCATGGAACAATTTTATAAAACTAAATGTAAAAAAGTTATCAATGATTTACAAGAAATATTTGATTCAATTAAGGATGCTGCAGAGGCATATGGTATTCAATCATCTTCAATCACAAAACAAATTCAAGGTGAATACAAAACAGCTGGTAAAAGAACTTGGAAATACTTAGATGACCGTCAAACAGTGTACATGTTAATTGGAGCTCCAGCATCAGGTAAGTCATGGGTAGCAAATCAATTATTAGATCAATACGATTACGTATCGTATGATAAAAATCGTAAAAAAGACCATTTACAATTATTAGCTAATCCTTCTGATAAAGATAAGTTATACGATCCGACATTTAAAATTAGTACAATGATCAGACGACATTCAGATGAATTTAATTTTATTATAGTATGTATTCACGAATCGGAAGATGTATTACGAGATCGTATAGCAAGTCGAAATGGTCAATGGACCGACACAATATTAAAGCGAAATGAGCAAGTTCGTAAACGATATGAGAAATATGGAAATGGTGGGATTATTGGCACGTCTAATGAAGTATTAGAATATTTAAAATCGTTAAATAGAGTAAAAGATGAATAAATCAGAACACATAATTAAACGTTATGAAAATGGACTAGTTCAATATGAACAGTGGCTAGTTAATGATCAGTTTCATAGAGTTGATGGCCCAGCTTATATTAGTTACCATAAAAATGGGCAAGTTAAATGTGAACAGTGGCATGTTAACAGCCAGTTACATAGAGTTGATGGCCCAGCTTATATTAATTACTACGAAAATGGACAAGTTAGTTGTGAACAGTGGCGTGTTAACGACCAGTTGCATCGAGTTGATGGCCCAGCTTATATTAGTTACTACAGTGATGGTGAGGTTGAATATAAACAGTGGTATGTTAACGACAAGCGGCATAGAGTTGATGGTCCAGCTTATATTAGTTACTATGAAAATGGACTAGTTGGATGTGAGCAGTGGCGTGTTAACGACCAGTTTCATCGAGTTGATGGCCCAGCTTGTATTAGTTACTATGAAAATGGACTAGTTAGATGTGAGCAGTGGCGTGTTAACGACCAGTTGCATCGAGTTGATGGCCCAGCTTATATTGGTTACTACAAAAATGGGCAAGTTAAATGTGAAGAGTGGAGAGTTAACGGTAAGCAATTAACTAACGAACAAATAGAAGAAATCAAATGGAGTTTACAATTTAACAAAGACTTAGAAGAGATACTGTAGAAACTGAAATTTATTTTTAAAATAGTATAATCATATTAAATATTAACATCAAAGGAGTTTTATGCAGGCAGCAAATAAAGAAGCAATATTAAAGTATTTACAAGATTTAACTGAAGTAGCACTTAAACATGGTATTATAATGGGGCAAGATTTAGCAACCATAAGTCAAACCCCTGATATGGGTTTACAAATTGGATGGGATGTAACAACACAAGAATATGTTGCAGTAGATAGCACTGGAGAATATAGAAATTCTACTTCTATTAATGTATCAGACGATACAGATACTGAAACACCATAAATTGTATTGTGGTAAGTGATAACTTAATTTATTTAGATATTAAAGATATTTTTAATCTAATAGTAATAAAATTAAAATCTTAAAGGTTATTGCTGATGAAAAATGACAATAATAAAAATCAATGTGAACAATGTAAAAAGAAATCGTCAGAATTATATGCAACAAATGCACATACACCATATTGTGTTTTTTTATGTAGAAAATGTTATATAAAGAAACATGGTCAAGATGACTTCAATGAGTTTAATAAGTATGACACACACGATGATTAGTTTACACCATAAATAATGGTATAATATTTTAAGGAAACTTTATGTCAAATGATCTAAAAGCAATTGCTCAACTTATTTGTAATCGACATGGGTATGAGATACAACATGAAACAGAAAAGTCGATCTGTTTATCTCTTAAAGATAAAATTGCACGTATTGTAATAGTAGACAAAGATAATAATGCAAATGAATTAGATGTGACTTTTAGTTTAATAGTTCCACCATCTGAATCAGCTACTTTAATGCAGACATTAAATAAAATGTTATATGTTATAAATGTTAATCAAGATTTTTACTGTGCTCAAAATAAAAAAATATATCAAGGTGAAGACGCCATAACACAATATCAAGATGATATATATGCAGAGATAGAAGTAACGAAATATAAAAGCAGTTTTGATGATGGAAAATATACTATTCAATAAAAAGGGATACTATGGAAGAGATTGTTATAAATTGTAAATGCTTAGATTGCGGTTTGCAATATATGAGTAAAGATATAGAATCTACCTGTGTATGCGGTAGTACAAATCATGAAGTAATTAATGATTTTGGAAAAGTTAAAAAAAATTCTAATGAAATAGATGGTAATGCTCAAAGATTTAATGATAATAAACTAATGATGAATCTTGTTCCTGTATCAGCTGTTAATTCACTAGCACGGGTATTAACGTATGGTGCTAAAAAATATGATGCTGATAACTGGAGAAGAGGTTTTAATTATAGTGTTCCATATGCATGCTTAATGCGCCATATGATGGCATTTTGGGATGGTGAAGATATAGATCCAGAATCAGGGCTATCTCACCTAGATCATGCTATAGCTAATTTAGCAATGCTAATTGAATTTGAACGTGAATGTCCACATCTAGATGATCGTTGGACGACACGCGTAAAACAGAATAAGGCAGAGAAATGAAAAAAATAGCAAAAAAATCTAAGAAGACCGTAGTTAAAATTGCTTCAAAAGCAGAAGCAAAAAAGATAATTAAGAAAAAAGCTTCTGAAAAAAAGAAAGCAATTCGTCGAGATTACGCTAAACTACGTAAAAAGATGAAATCTGATCTTAGCATGGAAGACTTTACATTGAACACACAGTATACAATTGATATGTTAAAGTATCACTGGGGGTCATTAGCTGCATTAGATAAGGCAGCACGAATAAAATACCCTAATATGTTTTCAGATGTTAGAATTGAAAATATAATATCTCCCAAGAAACGAAAAGCTCTTAGATCTACTATTGCTAAAAATCAACGATTTTTTATTACTACTGCTGTAACTAGTTGTGATTTAGATGTTACTGCTTATAAAACAGCTAAATACTACTGTAAAAAAAATAACGCAAAAATGTTGATACTTGTGTCGTCTGATCCTGCTCATAACTTAGATAAAGACTCATTAGGTCGAATTGATAAGCGATTAACAGAAGAATATATTGTTGTAGAAGATTCCACATTAAATTCAAATTTATTCTTATCTACTATTAAGTTATCTGCAAAACAAATTGATCCAATAACTGGATTGAGTCGAATTGGTCAACGCGATGGTTCTTTTATTTTTGCATCACCGAAACAACGATTAAAAGGTACAGCAGTATCAAATCAAAAAATGCCACATTTTTTAATGACCACTGGTGCAATTACATTACCAGATTACTCCTCTACTAATTATATGTCTAATCGTACGGCTGTTATTGCAGATAGTGACCATGTGATGGGTGGAGTAATTGTTGAAGTTGTTGATGATACTTATTTTCATTTTAGGCAAGTTCAGTTTGATAGTAAAGGTAAATTTATTGATTTAGGTATTGAATATTCTAGTAGAGGTACTAAAAAAGTAGCACCAGAAGCTTTTGTATTAGGTGATTGGCATGCAGGTGATACATCACCAATTGCTAAACGGTGTTGGCAAGAAGTATGTGAACAGCTTAAGCCTAAAAGTATTATATTGCATGATTTATTCAATGGAATGTCAATAAATCATCATATTGATAACAATATTGTAACACGTGCACAAATCGCTAAACAAGGATTATTAGATCTAGGCATGGAATTACAGCATGTACGAGATGATTTAAATGAATTATCTACGTGGGTAAATAAATTAGTTATCGTTAAATCTAATCACGATGAATTTTTATCTAGATACTTAGAAGAAGCTAGATATGCAAAAGATCCGCATAATCATGCAGTTAGTCTTAAGTTAGCTGATGCTATGGTTAATGACGGTAAGGATCCTTTAAAATTTGCGATTGTTGAGCTTTATGGTTTAAAGCGGTCTAATAAAATTAAATGGTTAGAGCGTGATGAAGACTATAAAGTAGCTAGAATACAATGCGGTAATCATGGAGATAAGGGTGCTAATGGTGCTAGAGGATCAATCAAGAGCATGGAAGATGCATATGGCGATTCGGTATCTGGGCACTCTCATAGTCCAGAGATATTAAGAGGTGCATGGAAAACTGGTACTTCGACTCATTTAAAATTATTATATAATAAAGGACCAAGCTCATGGATGCAAACATCATGTCTAATATATCCAAACGGCTCGAGACAATTGATCAGTGTGATCAACGGTTATTGGAAACTTTAGTGAGTAATTTGGAGTATATGAATGCTCCTAATATTGGTAAATTTAAAGGGTATAATGTGCGATATAAGCTGTTAAAGATATTTAAAACTTTAGGCTTATCGGTACCAATTGAACAATCATTTTCAGCTGGCACACCTGTATACATAGATGATAATGGCAATTTATCTGCAACTCCAGCTATAAAAGCTAATAATATAGTTATTCAAGTTGGTATAGCTTCTGGCTGTGAAGATCAAATTATTATTCAACCTCAAATAATATCTTTTAATTATTAACAGATATTTCTAGTCTGTTAACACTCAGATATGGTATAATAATTCTTATAGTTTTAGTAATTATAGGAGTTATTATGTCTGTCCCCAAATCATCAATAAGAAAAGTTTACTCTAACAATGTCAATGATATAGCACAAGGTCTTAACGGAATTGTATTTCCGGGAGATGTTATTACTGATGATATTAGTGCTGCAGGTGTTAGTGTTGGTAAAGGTAATATCTGTCGAATAGAAGTCGGTGGTGCTGATATTTATGTCGCTTTTGGTGATAAAGATATAGCTGCTGTAGATGTTAATACTAGTCCGGCATTAAAATTAAAAGCTAATACTATATATCATGTGTTATCTTCTGATTTATATATACGCGCAAGTGTTAATCCGATTAGAGTAGAAGTTATTTATACTTAATATATGGAGTAATTAATGAAGATTGATAGCTTTAGAGAATTATTAATTAAAAAAGCACATGATAAAAATCTTCAAACTCTTATTAAGCATGCTAAAGATGATTTCTTAGTAATGAGTTTGTTAGAATCGTTAGAAAAGATGGCTCGCTGGTCGACTCATAGAAATGCTAATTCTGCAGTCCAGCACTTTGGTGCTGAAGTAGATCCCGAATTACACCCTAAGATGATCCATGATGCTGTTAGTCATCATGCATCACAATATAAAGCAGCATTGAACGCGAAAAATGACGCAGTTGCTAATAAGCATGCACGTCAGCTTTTTAAGTATATGCATTTTTTACATAAATTAACTGATGATGGTGGGGTTAATCATACCGATGGCGCGTTAAAAGTAGAAGCCGTTGATCCTAAGCCATGGGAAAGAAGTAAATACAGCACTGTAAATGATAAAACAGGTAAATTTAAAACAGACACTAAAGGATGGAGTAGAGACTCTACAGATTACTCTTTTCTAAAAGGTGCACCACACGAAGCTTACAAAACTGAAGTAAGTCGTCATGGCCATAATGAGGCATATCCATTAGAGCAGATCAAAGTTAACGGTAAACATCTTCATATTGAGGATCCACAAGAGTTTAGTGGACAATATGAATCACATCCATTTGACAATCATCCTATTTTACAAAAACCAGCTGGCTCAAGAACTAGTCATTATGCAATGCCATCTCGTGCTCATACTGAAGATCATCATCACGCATACTTAGAAGGCGTTGATGAGTTTCATAATAGTCCACATATGGATACTTTTTTTGATAAACATGAGAAATTAGAATCAGAAAATCCAGAAGCATATGCAGCAAGAGGTTCAAAACCTAGTGATAAAGTGCATGCACCTATAGATAATCCATTAGATTTTTCTTCTAAACCTAAAGATATCGCCCCAGCTAAATCTCCAGTTACTGAGCAAAAAGCTGCTGCTCCAGCGCAGAAACCTACAAAAGCAGCTGCTGTAGATATAGAGAGTTTACCACCAGATATTGCTAAAATGCTGAAAGATAGAGGGCTTATATAATGAAAAAAATCATAAAAACATTAAGTGATATAAGAGATATCATTGTTAAAAACAATGACTTTTTACAAGAAAACCCTGAAATTACAGCTGGCATTTTAAGTCAATTACAAAAAGCAATTGATGACGATGCAGATAGTTGGCTTAAAGAAAATGATCCATCATATTCGGAAGACCAATATGACGATGACGATGACGATGAGTATGCTATTCCTGTAGATGAAGAAGGATCAGAAATGTTTGATACTGATATAGATGATGAAGATATTGATGCAGACGATGAAGATGCTGAATATATTAGTCAAGCGCCAAAGCAGTATCAGGACATTGAATCTGAAGAGCCAACTGCTGAAGTTAACGAACCTGTAACAGTGTCGGATAAGCCACAAGAAGAAGCGTCAGTTGATTTGCAAACGACACCTAAAAAGAAAACATCTTCTGGATACAGAGATTGGGAACCTCAAAAACAGTATTCTGCAGAACATCAAGCGAGTATAGATGAGCACATGAAAAATGGATATTCGCACCGCGAAGCTGAAAGATTAGCCGGTGCATATCAAGGACCACATAACATTAAAGATGCCCTTAGCCATCAAGTAAAACCATCAGATATGTCTCCTAAAATGTTAGCGGAATTAAAAGAGTTAACTGGAGAATGGTTGGGGAATGCAAGACGCGTTTCATATGATAAAGCGTCTGCTGAAAAAAATCCTATTAAATATGCAAAAGGTAAAACTTTAAAAGCGCATGAAGAAGCTATGGGTGATTATAAAACTGCATTAAAAGAATATCAAAATTCCGATGAACTGAAAAGTATGAAGATGAGAGATAGACATAAAGCAATTCAAAATTGGAAGAAAGAATACAAAGAACAAAACCCTGACTTTCATGGTAAGGCAGCAAGTGTTGCAACTGCTCATAGCACATCTAGTAATGAAGCTAGTCAAGCTAGAAAGCAACTATTAGATGATCGATTGCATAGTATTGCAACTGCTGGGTTAAGTGATGGTGATAATCAAATGAATTTTCAAGAAGCTGCTCAACATGTGGGCGGTGGTAAAGCGGATGAGGGCTATATAGCATCGTCAATTAAAGACCCTGCTGCATCATTTGCACAAGCTAATCCTGATTATATGCAGAGTAAACAATTTAGAGATCGATTAAAAGGCGCATTACCGGAGGATGCTTTAAATAGATTGAAACATGTAGATAATGCTGCAAAGCACCAAGGTATTGAAAGACAACCAAAAATAAAGAAACCTGGAGACGATAATGGCGAGAAGTAAAACACCAGAGCAAAGTCCTTGGCCTGCTAGATACACTAACCAAGAAGGTGATGTTAATAGATATACATCACTTCCGACTCCAACTGTGCTTAAAACTACAGCTTTATTTGGAATTCCATTGCGTAGTGCATTAACAGGTGAAGAAGTTACAGATGATGCACTACAACATTATATTAATGTCGCTATAGGTGAAATTGAAAGTGAATTTGATTTGTACATAAACCCCGTAGAATTCTATGATAGGTACGACTATGACGCAGAAATGTTTAGACATTCATTTGCCTTTCTTCAATTAAAGCATCCTAATGTGTTAGATGTTGATCAAGTTGATTTAAGTTTTAGTAATGAGCCTGATACTGAAATAGTAGAATTTCCGATGGAGTTTGTATATGTTAATCATCAAGAGGGTAATCTTCAACTCGTACCTGCATACGGTACTAGTTTTAGTGGGTTTTTATTATCTGCATTTTCTGGCGCTCAATATCATGCATTGAAAGCTACACTTCAAAACGGTGGAAAGTTCCCTGGCGGTATCTGGGTAAAATATAGATGTGGATTTAAAGAAGACGAAGTTCCAGCTGCAGTAGCAGGATTAATTGAGAGCTTGGCTGCATATAAATTACTTAGCATGTTAGGCCCAGTATTATTTCCTTTAAATTCTGTCGGTATTTCCATCGACGGAGTTAGTCAAAGTACCGGATCAATGGGACCACAATTCTTAGCAACAAGAATGGGTGATTTAGAGAAAATAATTGAAGCACAAAAGAATGCAGTTAGAGCAGCATTCCAAAGAGGCATTTTAGTGGATTTTATATAGGGTACAGATATGAAAAAGAAATTTATAGAAATAGCACCAGATGGCAAACGATCTATTGAACCAGGTAATGAGCCATTAGATAAGCAACCTATAGAAGAGCAACAAGCTCAATCTGCATATTATAATGCTGAACAAGCTCGCGACGAAGAAAAACGAGCCGATAAGAAAAAGAAAAAAAAGCTAAACAATATTAAGAAATCAATTCTAGAAGAATGGAAATTATTGAAAGCTAAATTAAATCACGAAAAGGCAATTATGTCTATAGGGGATGATGAAGATGAGCAAGATCAACTCGAAGGTCAACCACAAGAGGACGAGAGTGGCACAGAAAATATAGATCCACAAGCTGAAGAAGAAGCAGCAATGCAAGCTGAAGAAGAAGCAGCAATGCAAGGTGAAGAAGAAGCAGCAATGCAAGGTGAAGCAATGCAGGGTGAAGAAGAAGCAGCAATGCAGGGTGAAGAAGAAGTTCCTGATGATGTTGCTCAAGAAGCTGAAGCAGAAGGTAAAGATCCTGAGCAGTTATCTGAAGAAGATATTGAAGAAATTATGGAGCAATTAGGTTATTCTCCAGCAGAGATAGCACATGTTATACATGGACACGCTGCACCACAAGTTGACCCTAAACAGCAGCATGAATTAGCAAGCTTACAACAAAAGAGTGACCATGCACAAGCTCAGCATGAACATGACTTAGAAGCTAAAAAACAACAAGTTGTAGCTAAGCAGCAAGAACAAGAATTTAAACTTAAAAATGCTAATGAGATAAATGAATTAACAGTAGAGCATGAGCGACGAATGAGAGACATGGAATACGCTATGGCACGTCGTGAAAAAGAATTAGAATTAAAATACAAAGAATTAGCGTTAAAGCAGAAATTAAATCATACAAAATCAGAATCAGATATTAAATTAAAGCATAAGCATGAAGCACACAAAGCGAAATCAGCACAAAACGCAAAAAAGGAAGATAAAGATGTCGAAAACAAATAAAAACGGCCCAGGATCTTTAGATTGGTCAGATTTGTACGCTGGTAAAGTTGGTGAGCCAGAAGATCCACGTTCTAAACCAGTGGAGAAAGATTGTCATAAAGGTGGAGAAAAAATCACAAAAGACGATCTAAAGAAAGATGCTCAACGAATTCTTGATGGTTTTAATGTGCCAGGTAAAAAGCAACCCAATAAAGCAGAATTTGAAGCAGCTCTTAAATTAATGTACCCAGAATTAAATAAAACAGATGAAGAATGGGATCAAGTTGAGAAAAGATGGAACAACATGTTTCAGGATTGGATGAATACAGCTGCAAATGTATCAATTGATAATAAATCTGTTGAATGGGGTAATGGTAAATCATTTAAAGAAATGCTTTCTGAAGAAGATTTAGAAAAATATCAAGAAGAAGAAAAACAATTGAATAAAAAGATTACGGAGTAGAAGAGTCAGATGATTGCTCATTTTGAAGTATTTCATCTAATGCATTTATAGCACCTACAATTTGAGCTAATCGGGTCTCAATATCAGATAACTGTTGTTTGATACCTTTTCCAACTCTAGTTAAGGTTTCTGCTTCTTTTTGTAATTCTAATATCTTATTTTGTATTTGTGTTTTCATATAATGATTATACTTAAAAATATGATATTATAGTAGTTAAAGATATATTTACACAACGGGTGTAAACTTAGGTTTGGGAAATTTATGGCTACAAGGCAACTAATAGTAGAGAAGCGCATTCTCGCGATCCCTGCTGTACCATTGACATTAGACGGAGATACACAATATATAGGACGCATTGACGTTGAAAAACGTTGTGAATTCCGTGTTGGCCAGATGGTTATCCTAAAATCTAGCACTCAACCCTCAATAACACTTCAAATCAAGCGAATAATTAATCAAGATCATGTCTCTCCCTATGATCCAGTAGGTATTTACCTTGGTCCAGCAGATAAACATATTAGAGAAAGAACAGATGTATCTGCATACAGAATAGCTGATGGTGCTACATTAGAAGCAAATGAGCAAATGAGGCCAAAAGTACCTGAACAAGAAATTGAGCGGGCTACATACGAAGAAGAACCAGTAGTTGCTAGAAGATCTATATTAGTTGATAAGTGTGGTAAGCATTACACAGTCGATAATCCAGTGCCTGTTCAATTATCAGATGGTACAATCAATATTGGGAGTGTAAATGCTGAATTAGAAGTGCAGTTATCTCACTTAGATAACTTTCCAGATGTTGGAGATATACATGATTCTGTGCGAATTGGTGATGGGGAAGATTTATTAGAGATTAACCCTGATGGCAGTATTAATGTTGTAATACAGTCATCAGCTGATATTCCAGTAATTCATAAAGAACCTAATACTTATATAGGTGGTGCTGAACAAACTGTTGCTACTTTTACTACAACTGACGACAATACTAATGTTATTAAGATCTTTGGTGAAGCTCAAACTACGGGGACCTGGAAAATATATGCTGACACTGTTACAGCAGCGAACTTATTTGGTGTAACTAGGACATCAGCTATGCATAGAAATGCAGAAATTCACTTTGTTCAACCTGAAAGCATTCCTACTGCAGGTACAAAAGTATTAGTAACTTTTACGCCGGATTCCTATCGTGTGTGTAGAATGGGTGGATTAGCTCACTCTACTTTTACTCGAATTGAAATGGCTAAATAGGAGATTATATGTTAGTTAAATATGTTAAGAGTGCTTTAAATGCGCATTTAGAATGTGGATTATTGGAAGATATTAACTTAACAGACGAGCAAAAAGATGAATTAGCTTTGATTAGTGATTTAGTTGAAGGCATTAAAAAAGAATATTTAATATTTTTACGTAAATATAAGGTTGAAAATATTAAAGATCTCTTAGAAAAGGCTAAAACTGATAAGAAATTAGAAGATAGTATTAAAAAATGGATGGATGGAATTTATTCGCGTAAAAATAAAACTATACAGAAAGCCGTTGATAACTTCAATATCAAACACAATGAATCATACGCCAAATATATGAAATCGCTATCTAATGAAAAGAAATAAGTTAACTATCAAGTATTATTTACATCTACATTTATATATAAAAACAATTAAGGTTGCATGTGAGTTAAGGTTAAGTTAATGCTATAATTAATTTGATACGTATATCATATATAGTAAAACATTTTTGGAGGAAACTATGAATGACTTCGGGTTGCTAATTGCTTATTATAACTCAACTTTGCCAGATCTAACACTCTGCGACAACTCACCTCATGAATTACAGGTTGATTCAAGTGGTAGACTAATTATATCTGGTAGATATTTTGAAGATTCTCAACACGTTAGTGGTGATGCTGGCTTGTTCATCATGGGTGTTCGTGACGATGGCGTAGCATCGTCAGTAGTTTACGATACAGTTACTTTTACAGCAGTTACACCTGGTGCTGATAGTAATGCTATCGATCTAGTTTTCAATGGTAGTGATGATATTGATACCGTTGTTAATGCTTGGAACGCAGCTAATCCTAATAATCAAGTTTCTTTTTCTGGCCAAGCTGGTACTTATATACCTACAAGTGGTACTGCAGATTTAGATGGTGGCGCAGATGATACTATTTTTACTGATGCCAACTATGACTACACCCCTTTTGCAACAGATAAATACGGTCGTTTAAAAGTTGTTGCTGATTTAGATGTAGATTTTGACTTTATATATGCTGAAGATTCTGTACATAATTCAGGTGATCTTGGCTCTTTTCAATTATCAATTAGATTAGACGATCTAACTGCTGATAATAGTGCACAACTTGCTGGAACAAATGGAGACTATCAAGGCTTTTTCACTAATGATAAAGGCGAGCTCTATGTAAAAGATTCTGATGTATTGGCTCAATTAGTAACAATAGATAGTGTATTAGATGCTATTAAAGTTGATACTGGTAATATCGATGTTAATATTGGTGATATCGAAACTTTAATTAGTGCCTTAAGTCACAGTGAAGATGATACTCACGTTAGTGGCGATAATGGAATCATGGGGTTAGCGGTTCGTAATGACGCTGATACCAGTTTAGTTGATGCTGATGGTGATTACTCTCCACTTCAGGTTAATAATGTTGGTCGTTTAAAAGTTACAGCAGTTATAGAGCCAAACGGTACTGAAGATTATGTAGTCACTGATGCACTAGCTGATGGTGGTGATGGTCTTGAAACTATTACAGCTGCTGGGACTCCTTGGGTAACAGTTGCAAGTTACGCTAATGTAGCCGGACAATCCGCTGAAATTTATGGTTGGCAATGGGCTGCAGATGCTAATGCTGTCGCTAGATTAATTACAGACACTGATGGAACTATTAACGTATATAAAATTGATCTAAATAGCTCTGCTCAACCTGGAAAAAGTGAACATTTCGCAGATGGTGGTAACATTGAAATAGTTGGAGCCACAAACCAGATAGTTAAGTTACAAATTAGAAAAAGAAATGCTGGTTGCGGTGATGCACAAGGTAGTGGTTCTGTCCATATAAGAAAAATGTAATTAAGATTTTTCATATCATTTCAATAATTTAGTTTAAAGCCCATTCTTAGGAGTGGGCTTTTATTTTTAGGTTAAGTATAATTAAAACATGAATAACTATGTTATATATAGGATTTGCTTTCCAAATGGTAAATATTATATTGGTCTCACTAAAGACTTCAAACGACGTAAAAAAGATCACTTAGCGAATCGCTTACATAAAAAGTGTGTAATTGAGCACGCATTAAGTAAATATAAAAACGAACTACAATGGGAAATACTACATAAAGATTTATCATTAGAAAGAGCTAAAACACTTGAACAATTAGAAATCAATCAACATAACTCCTATATAAAAAATAAAAATTCAAATGGATATAATTGTACACTAGGCGGTGAAGGCACAATTGGATATAATTTATCATATGAAACTAAAGTAAAGCTCTCTAATAATAAGTTATTTTATGTCTTTAATATGGTCAATGGTGATAAAATCGGAGAATGGATATTACGAAGTAAATGTGCAGAGGATTTAAACCTATCTAGCTCAGGAGTAATTGGATCTTGCTTACGCGGTACAAAACCGCAATATAAGGGGTATACCTTTGTATATGCTGAAGAATATATTGGCCAATGCATGAAGTATATTAAACCGAATACTTGGAACAAAGGGATTAAAGCCAACAACGAATTGAGAAAGAAGCTATCCTTAGCACAGGGTGGTAAAAAATTTGCTGCTTATGACAAAAATACTAATAAAAAAGTAGGTGAATGGATAAATCAAAGAGATTGCGCAGAAGATTTAAATATCAACCGTAAGAGCATAACTAAGGCCTTAAAGGGTTATTTAAAGTCTACCCATGGTTATGTATTTAAATACATAGATTGATATCGCCTAATTATTCAGAGTGGGCTTTTATTTTTTACATAGTTATAAGGTATAATGGTTTAATGAGCAAACTAAACTTTAAACTAATCAAAGACAACGAGTTACTTAAAGAGCCTTTTAAAGCTTTTCTTCCGAAATTAAAATGGCAGAAAAAAATCCGTAAGTTAGGTACTTTAGAAGAAGTGTTTTATATTGGTAAATATGATGGCACTAATAAAGAAGTAACTGTAAAAATACGACCATCTTTAGAGATGGTAGTTTATGAAACATATAAATATGTTAATAAAGATACAGCCGAACAATGTGATCCTAAGAAGACACCAGCAAAAAATATAGTCAGCCATAGTGCATCGGCAGAAGTTAAAATATCGCAAGATTTTTTAGATAAGATGCTAGAAGGGATTGAAATAAATTCTCTTAACGAGAAAAAACAATGTTTGGAGTGGTAAATGGCTAATTTTAGTGATTTTGATATCGAAATTCAGGACGAAAAAGATGCTAAAGTAGAGCAAATTAATGGTTCTGTAACGACAGCTGGCAGTGCTGTAACAGTTGCTCCTTCAAGTGGATTATTATTTAATCAAGCGCTCATAGTTAATCAACCTATTGGACCTAATGCTAATGCTTATGGAACTTATTTAACTATAACAGTAGATGATAATACAGATATAATTACTATTAAGCGCGGTGGTCATGTTAGAATTGATGGTCGTGGTAATAATATTAAAATTGATTCCAATGTGAGTGGAGCTAAATTTGAAGTAATTTTCACTGTTGAAGGATGTGTAGAAGATGAGCCTTAATCGTAAACATGATATTCATATTCCACCAGATGCCAAAGATGTTGAAGTAGACAATTCGGATATACCATGCTTATCAGAAGACGCAGTTAATGTCTATGAAGCAATTAAAGAGTTATGCCAAATACAAGCACTATCTAATAGTCCTGGAATTGCTTTTGGTAGAGATGGAAATACTAGTGGTAGTACTATCAATCCTGGTTTCTTATTGAATAATCAAGTTTTTTCAAACAAGACTGGTGTACCATTTGGTTTAAATGATGGGGCATTAAAAGAAATTTGGATTGGCGTTCAAGATCCAACTGATGTAACGATTCGTTTTTATTATCATGACGGTAATGAGATTAATTTAACATCTTTAGCTACAGTGAATTTAGTAGTTGCAGATGGTAGAAATAAAACATTTGATGTTGGTGATTTAGGGGTTATTAATATACCTAAAGATAAGCAATTAGCAGCAGCAGTAATAGGTGGCAATGGTAAAAATATAAAAGCTTTTGTTATTGTATCTGGGATTAGAGGTACTTAATGTCAAAAAAAATTATTCTTAAGAACACTACTGTATCAGAAATTGGTTTCAAAGAGTATTCTTTGTTTATTCCGGCTAATGGACAAATAGAAATAACTATTTCAGAATACTTAAATTTAGCTAATATAGAATCTATTAATGAAATAGCGCCATATATTGCTAATGGTACTATTGTTGTAAATAATGGCTACATTGATTTAACTAAAGAAGCTGGTCTTAATCATATTAAGGCTACATATAAAACATCATTAGAAAGAAATTTTTATGTTAGTAGTAATGGAGATGATACATTAGCTGATGGTAGTTTATCTAATCCATTTGCTACAATTAATGCATGTATAACTTACATTAATGCAAATTATACTTTATCTGCTTCTAATAACGCAGTTATTAGAGTTGCTGCTGGAGAATATATTTCGGATACAATAGTGCTCCCAGCCTTTTGCTCAATATGGGGGCATCATTATAGAACAAGGATATCCGCATCTAGTGGAGATATTGACTTAATTCAGTCTGCTGGTTCTCATACTATAAAAGGACTCTTATTAACAGGTGTTACTGATCCAGATAATTACCTCATTCGTATTAGTACTACCTCTGCAAAACGTGTGACTCTTCAAGATTTATCATTATCGACTTATGAAGCAAGTGGATTTGTATCCAATGGTATTTACATAACGTCTACGGTCGCTACAACAACCGTTAGAGTCAAACAATTAGATTTTAATGATATCACAGGGAATATTATTTATTTAGATCAAAACGTTAAAGTAGCTGTTCGAGGTGCTCAAATATTCGAATGTCCTACAGCTACTTTTTTAAACGCTAATAATAATTCTGCATATTCAGTATTTAATGTTGATATAGATAACGTAGCTATTGGTGTTATTCACAATAATACAGAACCATCAGAATCAAATAATGTTAATTTAATAGGTGCAACTATTCCATTAAGGAAGTTAAATAACTATCCTTTAGTAGCACAAAGTAATACCATTAGTTCAACAACAGCCCAAATATCAACACTCGAAGGGGTTGTTGGATATTGGAATGATATCGTTGAAGGGGATACATCTTTTAGAGTGGCTAACGAATTAGCAGTTGGTACTTCAAATGAAGGTAAAGAATCAGTTTTTGGTGAAGGTGATAGTTACACTATAGGTATGAATGTATATACTAGTGATGGTACAGATACACTTACAACAGAAGGAACTCTTACAGATGTCACTGTAAAAGCGTCTTCTAAAGATACAGATTACTTTGGATTTCAGAGTAATACTGCAAATCATTGCATATACGTATGTTCAGATGTACAAAATGCAGCATTTGGTTTAGTAGATTTTGCTAGAATTATGGGATTAAAAATAGACCAAATCACAGCTTGTGTTGAATCTATAGAAAAATCTATAGTTATAGAATCTTGGAATGGAAGTTCTTGGGTAGAAGGTAGTACATTTGCAAATCAGGCTTCAAGATTTTATAGATATGGAAATGATTTATTTATAAGAGCTAATAATTCAGAGCATATTAGATTTGGGTTATCATTAATTAGAGACAATAATGTAAAAAAGACTATTATTGGTAAAGAACGATATTGGATTCGTTTGAGGATTAAAAATAATTTAACTATTGCTCCAACATTTAACAAATTTAAAATATCAAATAATCGTACTGAAATTAATGCTGATGGTACTATAACTATGCATGGATTAGCAAGGTATACAGTAGCAGTTAATTTTCAATCTAATACATTTGGGGAAACCGGTGGAGTAACAAACTCTAATATCCCAATAGGGACTGGATCTGATTGGCCACATGATCATTGGATTCACAGTATGAAGAGTAATCAATTAAATGGACAAAATGATGCTATTTATGCAAATACAATTATACCTGAAGGTTGTTGTACAGCCTGTCCTTTTAACTTAAAAGTAAAATATATAGTACTCAATGAAGGCGCTTCAACTAATGGAGAGATTAAAGTGTCTGCGTTTCCTGCACAGGGTTTAGGTATACCGATAGCTAATAGAAATGGAGCAATTGAACCGATAAATAGAACTGATGCTTTAACAGCATCATTAACTACAGGAGTTGCCCAAGTTAATACAATCCCTATTAATTTACAGATAACTAATAAAGTTGAGACAGCAGATACTGCTACATTTGATGTTTCTAATTATTATGAAGGGGATTTAATCTTTATACGTATTGGATTAAATGATAATGGAAGTGGTAATAAGAAAATATCTATTGTTGGTGTTGATGTAGAATATGTAAAATGGACATTAGGTATAAGGATATAAAATGGCACGATTTGATTTATTATATGAGCAAGAGTTTAGTAATACCGATGAAATAGTAGTAACACACAATTTAACTCGATATGTTTTTAATGTCAGATTGATCATCTCAGGTGATCCTAGGTTATCTCAAAGGCAGTTAGTTCAAGATATTAGATTAGATGATACTACGCCACTTGATAAATGTATTGTTGAATTAACAGGTGTTTACACAGGTACAGTTCAAATAATAGCGGAAGACACTATTCAATCACCATATTATACAGTGTATGAAAAGCTTTTATCTCAAAATCAAACACCTTTAGCAGGTACTGCACCTATTAAATTTGAATATGGCGGTAAAGCAAATACTGGTAGAGTATTAGAATATATTAGAAGTGATGATTCCATAGATGTAAGCTTTGTTATTATATCTGATGGGTTTTTAAAAGGGGTAACTTTTAATTCATTTGCAATTGGTACAGGGTCTATTGGAATTTATGCAAAAAGAGGCGTAGGTGCTGACGTCTTACTTCATACTGTTTCTTTTACTAATTCTAAAAAGGAAATAAATAAACCATTAAATGTATCTCTTTTAGAGAATGATGAGATTTATATAAAAATGGATAGTGGATCAGTTAATAAGCCGACTATTGTTATTTACGTACAGACTATATAGGATTTTTATGATAGTTAAAGCAAAGAATTTAGATGTCGTCAATCAAAGTTATCCTGGTTGGGTTTTATTACCAGGGCAAGAAATTGAATTAACTAATGCAGATATAACTAACTGGAAAGCAGCTAACAAAGTTATAGATGATATATCAAATAATATATTGCAAATAGGTGATGATACACAATACTTTTCAACACATGCTGAGCAAATATCTCACTTGTTTCATTTAGATACTTCAGAAGTAGACGCCCATATTTTCCCATTTACTGAGAAAAAAACCAAAGAAGGAAAAAAGATATACAGAAGAAAATATGGTTTCTCAATAAGCGTTAATGCGAATACGTATTTTGAAAAGGTATTAACTGTACCATATGCAAATGTCAAAATAAATGAATTAGAGCTATGTAATTGCTCTATTGGTGATTCTGTAGATTTATCAGTGTATGATACAATTGATGGCTTATATCAACAGTCCCTTGGTGTACCAGCCGAAAGTGTTGATACAGACTTAATGTTAAATCAATTTGGTTTTGGTGTGAGACTTCCAGAAGGTTTCTATAAAGATGTTTCTTCGTATGATGCCGATTTAATTTACGGAATGAGAATAAAACTTAATTATGTTAACAATACAAATAATAATGTAATTATATATGGTAACATTATATATCATGAGGTAAAATAATGAAATTTCTATGGTTTGAGTTTTTAAGAAAACTCACAACAATTATAGCAAAAATAATTACACCTATACATTCTCCATATAGTCATAAATATATAAAATATGACCATGTTATGCGGGCAATGACTTATCTAAAATCTGGTGATATTATTTTAACTAGAACGCATGGTGATCTTTCGACAGTTGTAATACCTGGTTTTTGGAAACACGCTGCAATATACGCAGGTGATGGTAAAATCATTGATGCTACGAGCGTTGGTGTAACAGAGCGACACTTAGCAGATTTAATGATGACAACTGATAATGTTGCAGTTTTGCGAGTTGCTAATGTCGTAGAAGATTTAAGCAAGGGCCAATTAATGGTAGATTATGCTAGATTACAGATTGGTAAAAAATATGACTTAGAAATGCGCGTTAATCGAACTGATGCTATGTTTTGTAGCGAATTAGTATATCATGCGATTTGTCATGTATTTGGTAAAGATTACATTGAATTACGTGAAAGAATGGGGATTAAGACTTTAACCCCCGATGATTGCTATAAAGCTCATGGTAAGTTTACTGTTTTTTTGAAGATAATTAAAGATTAAGAATCAGATAAAATAGGCTCAATACCCATTAATAAATTAGCATCAAAATCACTTGGACAATCGTCTAATTTAATCTTATAAAATTTAATTTTAACTTCTTCCATTGATATTTTTCTTAATTTTTCTTCTCGCTTTATTTGATTGTCTAGTGTTTCTTTATACTTAAGCCTTAATGCTGATATTTCTTTCATAAAGGATTCTTGGTCTGCTATTGAGAATCTACCGTTATCCTGTATAGGTTTGCCATTTTCATCTAATTCAGCATGTTTATGACAAATAATAATTCGCTCGTCATTAAAAGCTTTAATTTCAGGTAACGGATTCTTTAATTCTAATATCTTATTAAGTTCAACATCTACTTTTTTCATGTTCTTAGCAATTGCATAAGCAAACTTGGTATTCTTGATATTGGATATTTTCTTCATATTGACTTTTAATTCAGCTAATTCAATTCTTTTCATGTATACCCTCATTTTTGTTAATATATTATATTTATTATACCTATATATATATAGTTTAACTATATAATCTGATAATATTAAGGTATCTGTATTGATATTAGACCACGCAACAGAATGACACTGTTTTGCTTACTATGATAGGAGAGTATCGTGGAGGAATACAAAATGATTATTGAAGGATTACGCAATTTAGATCGTAAAATAGATAAAGTGCAAGATGATATAACACAGCTTAAAGTTGAAAATGCTAAACAAACTGCATGCATTAAGCAAAATACAATTGATTTAACAGAACATAAAGAGGGTGTAATCCAAAATCGTGGACGTATTCGACAGTGTGAAAAATGTATTTCTGTTATTAATCAGCCAATTTCGGCTAAAAAACTATTTATTAGAGTCGTTGCTGTGTTTAGTGGTATCAACGTAATGCTTGGAGCATCATACACAGTAATTAAATATTTTTTATTATAATAATTTGATGTGCCACGGTGTATCCGTGTCTTAACTATTGGAGAATGTTATGCAACACAAATCAACTTTAAAGAAATCATTAAGATCAGCTTTACGTCATAAGCAATTAGCTGATAAATTATTAGATAACATTGTTGAAATTCAAAGTAATCACAATGTTATTATGAATAAGTTAGATGCAGATACTGGCGCTGCTTTAGATACAGACTATGCAGTTGATTTCGTATCAGAGTATGACTATGATCAATTAGGCAGTGCTCAACATAAAGCAAATCTTAGAAAATCATTAATTAATGCTTTATCTCATAAGCGATTAGCTAATGAAATTATTGATAGTATTGAAGAATTAAGATATATTTATGAGCAATTAGTTGCAAAATTAAATGCAGAAGCTGGTACTCTAAATGATACTGACTACGCAGATACATTTGCAACTATTGCTATTGATGCAGATGTTAAAGGTCATGATGCTCAGCATAAATCATCATTCAGAAAGTCCTTAAGATCCGCTTTAAGTCATAAAAGGCTTGCTGATGAAATAATTGATTCAATTGCTGGATTACAGGGAAATTTAAATGATGCACTTGCAGTATTAGATACTGGAACAATTAACGGTTTAATGGCTGCTTTTGTAGTTTCACCTATTAACCCAGAATAATACCAAGGAGTAAGAAATGAAACGACGAGATAATATAAAAAGATTAAAAGAACTTAAATTTGAAGTTAAAAAAGTAAAAAAAATAGAAAAGAAATCAGAATTCAAGAAAAAGAAAGAAAAGAAAATAATTAAAGAAGAAGAAGAAGAAGTTCAAGAAGAAGTTAAAGAATAAAATCAAGGGTCACGTAAGTGGCCCTTATTTATTCAACTCTACATACGGTTCATACTTACCTTCCCCTATTAATAACCAATCAGCGTAATCAGGATCTAATTCGTATTTAGTATATCGTAAGTCGCCATTCATTAACGGTATTTCTTTTTTTGATAAGCTACCATCTTTTCTAACACGCTTTACAAAGTGTATGCCAAACTCATCTTTATATGTTACGACATATTTCCGCGGTGTTTTAGTTTTGCCAAAAGATTCTATCGCTCTGTGATAACTATTTGAGTTAAGCACTTTTATGAGATAATCACCTACATTAAAACTATTATCACACACATATTGTAAATATGCATAGATTATTTCACCTTCGTGAGATAGTAATGTCTCTCTTTCTGCATCCATGTTATTCCTCCTTTTTAGCTTGATACGCGTTTGATCCTGCAACTGCAAGTACTATTCCAGAGATAGCCATAGAAACATCAAGACCTTTTGTGTAACCTAAAAAAGTAAGAACAGATATACCAATTAATGCAATACTGCTTCGTCTACATCTTAAAATATTATACACTATTCCTCCGAATCAATTAAGTCATTAATATTTTGTTTATTTATAGATGATTTTTCGATTCGGTCAATAATATTATTGCCAATTATGTGGTTATTTATTGGCTGTTTAGTTGTACGATACTTTGTTATTTTAACACGTTGCTTAATTGTTTTACCGGTTTTAGGGCATATATATTCTACGTCTTCCCAGTATTCTTTTTCAACTTCTGCTTCTATTGTGTATGATTTTGATTTTTTCTTAGGTCTTGACATTAACTGCTCCCATTTATATAGTGATTATCTTCTTCAATGAATTAATCGTTTTCCAATCTGCCTTTAATAATTGTTCAATAGCAAATCTATATGCTTCTACGGGTTTAGGTAGGTCTTTTTGTTTGATATATAGTAACCAATTATGCAAAGATCCATGAACAAGTGCAGTTGTGTACATACTAACTGGCATTTGAGTTTGTGATATAGCTTTATTACAACCATCCATTGTCATTCCTTTACTATTTAAAATTAATGCTTCGGTAGTGGTGGCCATGTATTCACTTATTTCTCTTGCTTTATCTAAATCATCACATTCAATCTCTGATATATTTGGTAAATATGCATCTTGATTAGCGTCTGTGATTGGAATGATCTCTAAATTGAATCTAGATATATTTAAATGTACAAAAATTGGCATCTTTACAATAAATGTGGCATTAGCTATACGTAATAATTGAATTTTAAAATCAGTGCCAAAATAAGTAGACTGTATACGCTCTAGCTCTTTACCGGTATTAGTTGATGAAATACAACTAACATGACCTTTATCGAGTACTGGTTGTAAATTAGTTAATATATCTGATTCTTTTTTCTCTGAAAGCTTAACATTTTTTTTAGTCATATCAATCCTTATAGCATTTAACTATACTATAGTTACTCTCTAACGTTTGACGTTCTTGATCATAGTAACCTGACATATGTGTAATTGTGTTATCGTGCTGCGTTGATAATATTGTAATATAGCGCTTTTCTTCATTGTCGATACCTGCTATAAAAAGCTGCCATTGTGATTTAGTGTTATGATGCTGAATACAATCGCCTACACTAAAAATTGGTTGAGGATTTAACGAGTAATATATTTTTTTATTTATTGGCGTCCAAAACATAATTAAAGCTATATTCACAATTATGAAGCTCCAAGATTTCCAACCTAATGTATTATGTTTATTGCTCATATTTAATCTCCAGAGTTATCTTGTAATTGCCATTTGTTTTGTATATAAGTGGTGTATTTTTGATATATATTATCATTATCATTAATGTTCATAGTGTAATCTTTATGCCCTACAAATAAGAAATCAGCTGTTGCATTTAATTGTTGAATATTTAATCCAGCTTTTAATAAACCTATTTTACATGCATGATCTTTATTTTGTAATGAAGAAAATACGTCACATAAATGTAACACATAAGATAAGTGGTTTTCAAAGTTATCTAAATTACTATATGTCCATTTTGTAGAAGGATGATTGATGTGACGCGTCGCTTTATATGGCGTACCAGTTTTAGTAAAAGGCTTTTGAAAACCAAATTTATCACAAGCTACAGCGATCATTTCTGTACTTTCTAATATTTGCTTATTAGCTCGTTTAAAGTCATTATTAAAAAACCATTTAGCAGACTCATGAAAATTATTATCAAATATAAAGATATTCATTGCTCGTTGTCCTTAAAAGGTCTATTTTGACGCTCAGAGAAATCAACCTCTTGCATCCATCTGATTTTCTCGATATCTTGTCTCATGCGTCTTTGACTATCTGATTCTAAATTTTTATTACAATCATTATACATGCAGCGTGCCGATTCACTGTTCTTTTTAATGTCTGGTAAACAGATTAAAATTGTCAATAATGCGATTGCAACACCTATACTAATAACAATAAATAGTTCCATATTTTATTTCTCCAATAATATTCTATCCACTTCTTCACTAGTTTCTTGACCATCAGTAATGTTATTAATCAAATTCCATATAATATTCTGTAATACTCTTTTTAGTTCCATATTAACATGCTCTGCATGATTAAAAGCTGTTTGATGTTCATCGCACGCCCGTATATTTAAATCATTAATTGTACATATAAGATCATTATATAATTGCTCTCTATCTTTCTTCAGCATCTTCGTCGCTCCCTGTTAATATTTTTGCTTTCATAGTTTTATTATTAGTTAACTGTGATTCAAACGTGGCTTCAAAAACAATATTTTCCCAATGAGCTTCTAAATAATCTGTAGTATCTTCATCTAAAAATTGATTTAACTCATTCTCATTAGTTGTTAAAATAATAACTTTAGCATGATGTTGATGTTCAGTATACATTTTTCCAACGCGCTCTACCATATTGGAGAAATCGTATGGACCTTTAATAGTACTACATAGCATTTTACATTTATCTCTTTCACCTGTATTTACACCAACAATAAAAGACTTATCATATAACTCTGACAAATCCATTTCACCTTCATGTAGTTCTGCAATAAAATCTTTACTCATATCTCCTCCCTATATAATTATACAATTATATCGAATCGGTTGTAGTGAAACATAAGATTATTAAAAGTATGAAATATTAATTATCGAACCAGAAAACTAAGCGAACTTCTGGCACTATATCAAATAGACCATTTGGGCAATAATGAGTATTATCGTGTATATATTTATCTAAATATACTGCAATATCCCTATAATCAGGTAACTCATAAAATTCATATACTGCTTTACCAGGGGGTATAGTTTTATAAAGCTCTGCATAGTTGTAAAAAATATCTTCAATTTTAGTTTTACTGTTAACTAATTTATTATTGAATTTTTCATCATACTCTTCTTGAGTTATCTCACCTTCACGCAATGCATCGTTCCAATCTTCTTTAAGCTCTATATCTTCTTGTTTATAGCATTGTTCTAACTGATCCACTGCGTTTTTAAAGGATGCTAGAGATATATGATTTGGTGAGTGTGCATCAATGCCCCAACTACAATATTCTTTGTCAATCAATTCACATGCATCGTCAGGGAAACCATTGTCATTGCAAAGCGCTTTACCACCTCGCACTCCATTCAATAATCCAAACATAGTATAGTTGCGGTTAGCTGCTTGTATTTCATACGCATAATATTGATCATCCTCTTTGTTAAGCGTATGTTTTGGATGAGCCATCCATGGTCCATTACCATAACGAATCTCACAAAACATATGAACATCACATCCCATAATAACTCCATTTAATCTTCAGTATTTAGCAAACTTGCATCTATAAGTATATCGATATCTACAGGTATATCGCCTTCTGTTTTATATTCGCTCCATGGTAACTCTGAGATAACATCACGTAAAAACGCTTTCATTGTACATTTACTATAACACCGCGCATAATAAATATGCTTATATAGTTTTGGCGTTTCTTTAATTTCCATTAATTCTCCTAATATTTGTTACTTTTCTTTAAATTATCTTTAGCCCATAGTGGTTGTAAGTTGCTTAATGCATTTACTTTTTCTATATCAAAGCATTTATTCTTAATGAACCAATCAATTGGTTTGATATGGTCTATATGCCATTTGCCATAGTTATCCCAAGTCATACCTGTAGTAAATTTAGACTCAAAGTGCATTTTAAATTCTTGCCAAGTATAGCCTAATATATCTTTTGTCTTTCGATTAGCCTTAACAAATCCACCTTTCTTGCATACATTAGTCATATTACTGCTAAATATTTTTCTAATTTTTTGGCATTCAAGATAATATGCTCTATTATCTTTAACGTATCTACCATTGTTAATACCAGATCGTTTATTATTTTTAAACGAGCATTTTCTACATTGTGCAGCTGTAGTTGTCTTTTTATTACCACATTGAGGGCACACACTATTACCCGTCCAAGCAGGGTTTTTATTACCCATTTTGTTATTAGATCTTACTATTTTTAAGCATATACCACAATATTTACGCTTACTAGGAATAGTAATACTACATATATTACATTTACCCTGCATAACCTGCGCTTTCCCATATTTCTCACTAATTATATATCCTTGCTTTATAGAAAAACACTTTCGACACAAACCAGATCCATTAATACAATCTCGATATTGCTTTAAATGCTCTCTTTTGCAATTATCGCATTGAAACCATACTTTCTTGCCACTACCATTAGATAGTGTTTTAATATCAATTTTTAGATCTTTAAGAGTTTTATCAATATTAATCACTACTTACCCATCATTTTCTCAACAATTTTGAAACTTCTTTCATAAATATGCAATGAATCAGAGCTAAAAGTGAAAGTACCAATAGATAGATCTTCATAACTATCTTTTAATTCATTCAACATCGTTTCTTGTAATCGAATAAAGAACGGCCAATCGTAAACCACTCCAAAGTGTAAATCTGAACTACGCATGCGAACTGTAAAATTTAACTTATTATCTCTAATATGAAAATTAGAATACATAGTACATACAAAATCTTTATTACCAACATAACAATGCTTTGGCTTATTAAAACGCATAATAGCTTGACGTGTGTCTTTATCTCTTAATAATGATATTTTTGCCCATTCAAAAGGAGTACGTAAGCAATCTGGATTAGGTTCCATTACTGGCCAACCTTCAGATTCATCCTGTAACACTAAGTGCCCATAGTTAGAATTAATAGTTCCATCAGGGTTAGCGAGTTGTCCCCAAAACTTAGATATTTTAACGGCATCTTCTACATCTCTAGATCCACTTAAATACCATTTCATTTCATTTTTAGTGTAACGATCGATGACACTGTTTCGTTCAGTATCTTTAGTTATGATTGACTCAGACTTAGGATTTAAGATCATAACTTGATAATTCATCTTTTCTCTAATTGCCATCCCACGCGGTGAGCACATAAATTCTGGATTATTATATACATCTGCCAAAGTTCCTAAATATGCCTCATGTATATTGTTATATCTCTTCACGATTGCTCCTATTATTTATTGGTAATTCTAGCTAAAACTTCACCAGGTTCATCACTGTACGAATCATTATCCATAGTGATAATACCTAAATTATATAGTGCTTGATTAAAGCGCATATCTGGATTTTCACGTAAATACGATTCAAGTATTTGCATAATCAATATGTTGTCCATTTGCCTAATCATTCTTAATTTTAGATCCATGTGACCACCTTATGGTATGATATGCCTTATTCATCATTATTATACTCACGTAATACCTCTTCCAAGTTATTAACCCAACATCCGTAACCCATTGATTTTTTAGTTAATTTCTTCATTAATTGACCAATTCTATTAAAAAGATGACCATATACAAAAGTACTTTCTTTAGCTTTTCTTGTGCTATCATAATTTTTTAATGCAATCACTACTTCACATCTAAGGTGCTGACGAATATCATTCATAGTGTAGCCAGAATTACCTAATGCTGTATCACCATCATATTTTTTAATACTTGCTTCATTCCAATTCTTGATAACGCTTTTTCTTAACCACGATTCAATCATGGGGTCATATTTTTTAATATCTTCATTAGTTACAACTCTATTGGTTCTAGTTTTAGTAGCCATACTTACTTCCTTATTTTAAATATTTCTTAATTAATTGTGTTAATAACATTAACATGATTGCGTTATATTTTTTCGTCTCGGTTGCATCACGCTTATTATATCTAGTATTCATCCAATAACTATATATTGACAATACAGAGTTATTAAGCTCTATACAGTCATTGCAATTACGGCGTATAAGATCATAAAGTTGGTTATAAAGTTTTGTTTGTCTAACCCGTTTTACAGATGATACATTTCTTAATATACATAATAGCTCACTATTCACATTACTCATTAATTGATCGTATGTTCTTTTTGTATCAATAGTGTACTTCATTGTAGATTTATCTAATCGTTGCTGCACATTGTTAATAATAAGTTGTGAAAATGCGTTTTCACCGTGATACTCTACAGCATCATTGCAACTAAAAAATAAATTACCATATGAATCAGTTAAATTAAATTTAGATGCACTTGGTTTGATTGATTCTATTTCTTTTTTAATGAACTCAACATTTTTCATAACTCCTCCTCATTATCTAAGCTATAAATTGGTGCTCCATTTAACATTAAGATCTTAAACATGCAGAGATTCTTAACTGCAGCCATGTTATTATGACGAATATAACTCACTAACCAATCAGTGAATTTAATGCCTAAATTGTAATTACGTATATTAATTCTTTGCTCTTTAAACTGGGTTAATAACCCGTCAATAAGTAAAGTTCGTTTATTTCGCATTGAACGCATTCTGTTCATGCCTGTAATATCGAATATCTCAGCAATCTCATTAATGTTAGCTTTATGACACTCACTAGCTCGATATGTTGCATTGCGTAATTTTCTTTTTAAATTGTGTATAATTTTCTCTAATAGTTCTTTGTCAGACATGCCATCACGGCATTTCTTTAAAGTTACTTGCCCAACTAAAACACCTTCATCAAAATCGATATAACATTCATCAGCGAAATTAGGAGTAACTTGGATTTTAAAGAAATCGCATAAATTAAAAGTATCGAATTTACTGCAATCGATCTCTAATTGATTAGCTAGTTTTCTGATTATGGATTGAGGCCTAATTGAATCAATATTCCAATATCCAGCAGCACTTAATGATTTAATCATTTCATAGTCTAAGTTGATTTCTTCTGGTACTTTTCTTAACTCATCATTGAAATCGCACTGAAAAGGCTCAATCATCTTAGATATATCATCTAAATTTTCAAAAACACTATCAGTAAACATATAACCTCCAAAAAAACACATATTATTGGTATGGTAATATATCGAATCGGTTTTATTTTTTAGGTCCGTAATAGAATTCTGGTGAGGTATCGTCGTTATATTGCTCTTGAGCTTGTGGGTGATGAACACGTAGATAATTATGAATTAAACTTAGGATATCACCCCATTGCATATCATGCTCAATACACATTTCTTCGGTGATTTCTTCAATATCAGAAATTATATCGCCTAACGGTCGCACTATTCCCCCTTATATTGATTTAAAAAATATTCTTTTGGTATCTCCGAATACGGCATTTTACACGATGTATCACGGTGCACCTTCATAGTGTCTCCTTGAATCTCATAATGCCAAGCTACACGGACCATGCCATGATATAAAAACACGGGGTAAAACTTATCTTGATGCTCATAAACACAGATTGTATCGACATCGTCTAAATTATAAACTTGACATACATCTCCGTTATTAATTGTTGTAAAATACATATTTACCTACTTTGGGTTAACATCGGGTAATTCCCGTAATATTTCATAAATATCTCTAATTCTTTTAATATCACCATCTTCTACTTCTATATTCATTTCAGTTGCTATTTCATCTAAATTACGATTATGAGCTGCATCTACTAAAAATACGTTTTTCACTTTACTTTTATCCATAACCTTTAATACTGTTTGAGCACGATCGTCAGCAAAAGCTCGAATATTGTATCGTTTACTTAATTCTTTAAGAATTTTAACTTTGTCACTAGAAAAATGTAATTCATCATATACGACTTTTTGATGCATGGCATTAATTTCAGTTTGTTCTTTATATTTCTCATCTCTAGCTGTTAGTATTATGACTTTATAACCCAACGTTCTCATATCGTATATTGCTTTTCTAGCCTCTCTAATAACTGGTAATGAAGCATAAATTCCATGCTTTTCATATGTCTTAAAGGTGTTCATTAATTCTTCACCAGTGACAGTATTACCTCTTGCATCTGTTAATGATACTCCTTTAAAACCCCAACCTTTGACGTCGTTTTTAGTCATGCATGTTCCATTATAGAGATTATGAACTGAACATAAGAAGCCCATGAAATCGACGACTGTGTCGTCGTAATCTAAGACAACCGCATGAGGTTTACGTTTACGTTTTGGCTTATCATTCTTCATTTCTGATGCCTTTGGTTGAGTTTCTATCATATCAATCCCGCTTTATTTATAATCAGATATTAGAAGCTTTATACTGTCAGTTATTTCTTTATAGTATATCCGAGTTCTTCAGCCCGCTTTACTGATAATTCTCCACGCTTTTCATCAGCTTTTTTAGTACGTATATATTTTAAACGGTCAAAGTTTACAAATTTACCAGTTTGCTCTTCTATTAAGAACACTTGACCTTCATCAGATTGAAAATGCGTACCAACCCCTAATGTCTCAATGGCTTCTTTTAGATCTTCATAATACTTTTTAATTTCTGCTTTTTGCTCATCTAACTCTAATAATCTTTTAATTGCTTCTTCTTTAGTCATTATATTCTCCATATAGTTCATTGATTTTATTAGCTATTTCAAGTAGTTTTCTCTTAGGGATTTCTTGACAACCAACTTGTGCCCCTGTTAATGAAAAATATATATCATAACTTTCGCTTAACTGCATTTTTCGCGTACCAAATATAAATTCTAATAACATTGTTTCAGGTTTAACTACGTTTATCTCATGTAGGCATACCATGCATTCCCATCCATCAAACCATTGTATACGATAACGATATGAATAATCGCTTTGCTTTTCTATATCACTAATTACTCCATAAACACCTTTTACTGAATCATAGTGTGATCGATTAGTGGAAACTACAAAATCTCCAATTTTTAATTTACGGTTCATATCTCCTCCCTTAATTCTTCAAGTGTCATTTTGTTCCAATATCGTCTATGTTTAACTCTAATTAAATCTTTTAATTCAGTCATACCATTAGCTTTAGCGAGCTTAACAATAAATGAGATATTTTTTTGATAATACTCTATTTCATCAAGTATTAAAGCTCTACGCAATTCATCGGCGGTTCTAAATTTACGTAACCATTCTTCTGTACTTAACATGGCATTATCAACTAATTCTTTTTTAGTCATAGTAGACGCCATATATTTACATTGATCAAGAGGAAAGCCTTCAAATACGTACTCGTTTCGTTCAATTCTTTGTCGAGTGATTTTAGCTAATAATAATTTTTCTTGATCTTCTGTTATCTTAGATGTTCCCACTATTTCCCCTATTACCTTTGCTGATACATATTTAGTAAATTGTTTTTCTGATACTTTTAATTTGCCATAATATGCTTTAGCTTCTTCTCTTAGTTTAAATTCAAGTTGCTCTGATATGGGTAATATGATTGAAATTGTTCCATCTTTATTTAATGTATGTAATTCATCGCATCCACAATAAGAGCATACTTTTAATTTCATATTTTTATACGTTCGTGAACAATTAATGCAATATTTTTTCATCTCTATTCTCCAATTCATCGTTGTCTTCTACTAAATATAAATGCGACTTCTTTGATGGTTTAACATCATTAGATACTGATGCACTGTGTACATCTTTTAATTGATCTAATACATCTTTTAATGAGCGTGTTTTAGTTGTGCCATCTTCTAATAGAATCTGTACCTCTGGATTATGGCCGCTATCTAATATCTCTTTAATGATTTTTTGTCGTTTTAAATCTAATTCTCTCATCTGCCTAACAATATCATTCTTATATTTAGAGTGAGCAGCATTTTTACTAGGCTGATTGCATGCTGCTTGTAATTGTAGCATTTGTTCAGATATTTCTCTTACTTTTTGAAACTTAATCTTTGTGTTGATTGTCGATAAAGCTTCGTCTTCACTTTTATTGTTAGTTTTATTATCAGTTTTAAATTTATCTAATAATTTTGTTAATTGTTGTCGTTGCCTACGAATAGATATGGTAGCATAAAAATACATTGCAAATAATGTAGCTATTGAGCTAACAATAGCTGTAATCACCAATAATAAGATATTCATTTCCATTTCTTCTCCTTTTTTATATAAAAATCGAATCGGTTATGATTAAATATGTCACGTTTAAGAAAATATGCTTGTCGAGTGTCAGGTATGACACCTAATTTAAGAAACAAATCAACAAACACACATACAGTGTAATAAGGATTATTTTCTTGCTCTTTCCCGGCAAAAAATCGCTTCAATTTCGCCAATATGAACTGGACGAAGCCACGCATCATACCCCACATGGATACTCCTGCCATTTAATCTCTCCTTTGAATGTGTATGCCCATGAATTAGCCAACCACCTTTATCTACTGGGCAAGCGTCTCTAAGTCTATACCATTTCTTATGTTTAATTCGATATTTTAAATTTCCCCACCAACTTATTCTATAAGGATAGTGACATATTTTGACTCTTTCACCAGCAATATCCATTTCTAACGAATCACAAGAGAATGAAAAACCCTGTGACATAGCTTGAAAATGCGATGATTTATCATGGTTTCCTCTTATTCTGATTTTACTACCATTAATTCGTGATAAAATTAGTTTAGTTTGCTGAGTACCACAGAAAAATACATCTCCAACGATAACTAATGTATCATTGGGCCAACAACTTTATTAATACGTTTAATTATTTCTTCGTCATGATCTTCAACATCTAATCCGGGTCTATCAGGGCAAAATAGCTTAATATTTTTATGGCAAAAGTGTAAATCACTAATAAACCACACGTGATGACTTCGTTTCATAATTCTCCCTTAAACTTAATAGTGAGGGCTTTCCACCCTCTCGCTGGGTTTGGTACACATGAGTCAGTCACCTACTCTTTTACACTGATTACAGTAACCTTGCGGGATTTGTTTCCACCAGACTATTGAGATGCTGTCTTGACCATAAAGGAATATAGGCAACATCTCTCATAATAATATTATACTGATTTTATTTCCAAATAGGGCGTAAGTTAGTGTAATGACATATTTTATTGAATTGTTCTTGTGTGGTTAATTCTAGATTAGATAAAGAAATGCAATAATCTATATACCATTGACCGTGATTACTCCAAGTCATTGGTTCATGTGTTGTCGGATGGGGAAAAAATTGATCTGATAACGAACTCTTAAGTTGAATTATATCATAATCAAGGTTTTTTAATAAAACTTTAAGTTTATTATCATTATTAATGGATTTGTTGAGTTGACTTCTAAAGCGTTTAATTTGCTTGATATGAGCATCAGCCTGTCTATGTTGCCAATGTACCTTGTTGCGGTCACGTGTACTCTCTAAGTTGCCAAATCGCTTTAAAGAGGCGCATGATCGACATAGCCCATCTATATTGGCTTTAGTTTTATGTCCACGGCAATCACCGCAATTAGAACAGAATGCTTTATATTTTTTCGTTGTCATTAATCAATTCTACTAATTGATTATCTGTTAAGGTTTCTAAGGTCTTAGCTAATTCAGGATTAGAATCATATGCGTGACTTCGAAGCAGTGTCAAAAAGTCGCCTAATTCTAGGCCAGACTTTTGAACTACTTCTTTTAATTGCTTGATATATTGATTCATTGCTTTAGCATTTTTAAATTCTTTAGTTACCATTTCACCAGTCTCTGGGTGTTTATGGGTATATTTAACTGGATTAGCTGCAGATTTTCTTTTCATGTTGTTAGCTTCTTTTTGTGCAGCGCTTGGACCAGAACCGCCATATTTCTTAGTACGATTCATTGATTGAATTCCAGTGTTTTTATCAGTAATTATATTCTTGGCTTTTCTTTTGACATTATCTGCTGTTGTATAGCCTTTATAATTAGATTTTTCTATATCATCTGATTTCTTCATTTTTTTACGCTTATTCCAATCTGCTAGCTTTTTACTATCTACAGTATGACGTCCACGATTTAATTTCTCTGGCACTGCTCTTGTATTAGACGCTGCATATCCTTTATTATTATCTTTACGATCAGGGGATAACTTTTCGCCTGTTTTTTTCTCAGCAGATTGTATTTGCTTAACTATAGATTTTCTAGTTCCACGCCCAGATGACTTATGCGACGACGTAGGTGTATCACCATTTTGGCGACGCAGTGCATCGTCGGCCTTTGTCTGAGCTCGCTGCCAATGACCTGGAGTTTTTTTAGCTGTCTTTAATTTCTTCAAACAGGCTGAACATCGACCAGATGGATTACTAGAATTAGCGCTTGACTTACCACACCTAGGACATGCTTTTTCTAGAGGCTCAATAGCCTTAACATCTTCAAGTAATTCTTCTAATATTTCTAGAGATTTATTAAGATCATTTTTCATATTTATTGCCTTTCTTTAAATTATCTTTTGCCCATAGTGGCTGTAAGTTACTATAATGACATGCTTTTTCTAATTCTTTAGGTTTTAATAAATCAAAACTAGCTAATGGCTTGATATGATCAATATGCCATTTGCCATAATTGTCCCAAGACATGCCTTTTGTAAACTTAGATTCTAGATGTGACATTAACTCTTTAAAAGAACAACCTGTTAATGTCTGTGTATTTTTATGTTTAATTCTACCCTTAAGAAAATCATACAACCTTGATCTTAAATTATGAGCAATTTTATATAATGGATCTTTGCGTTTTTTAGCATAATACTGATTTTCATAATCTCGATTTTTATGTCGCCATTCTTGAACTTGTTTCTTTATTTGCTTTTTATGGGCACTATAGTATTCGCGTCGGTATTGCTTTTGATCCCAATTAGTCGTTCTTTCCCATCGCTCTCTATAGCAAGTAGAGCATAAACCGCTCTTATTAACTCTACCTGATAAGGTTACGCTGCATTCCTGACATTCATTTACAATTTCAATAGGCTCTTTATGACCACCTTCTACTACATGGCGATAATGAGTTCGACACCATCCTCTTGCATATATTTTTTTATTACAGTTATTAACACTGCACATATTTATTCCCACGATGCAAAGCTTGTAAGCCATATATTAAACCAATCTACAGCCGCGAACTGTTCATAAAACACTTTAAAACTAGTTACTTGAGTTCCATTTTTATGAAATATAGCCCAACGACATGTACCAACTTTCTTCAACTTAAACGGATGTTTATTCATATGTTACCTTAGTTTTTAACTGATTAAGCAGCTAAGTAATTATTATATCAGGTTTTCTGCTTATTTTTCTTATCTAACGTAAGATCTAATAAGTGTTTATAAACATTACGATCCACTATGGCTTCGTGTGGTGTGCCAAAGGTAGCAGTAGTATAACGCAATGCGTCTAAGATATGATTATCATTATCGTTTTCAACTATTCTTAATTTTCGTAATATTTTCCAGAACATGTATTTTGTACGCATATCACCTCTATTGCAGTAACGAACCCATTAATATGGTCAAAGTATTCCACAGCACGATACCAGTAAATACTACACATATAAATTGCCACAATATTCGTGAGCTATATAAAGATATTATAAATACCCATTTAACTAGCATTAATGATATTAAGGTTTTAAAGCAAAAGAAAATATTAAAACCAAAAATAGTTATTATTTCTCTCATAAGAGGATTAACTTCAAATGCCCCAAAATACTTAATAGCAATTACTGTCAATAATGCATCTAACACATTCAATACAGCAAATAAATATATTAATCTGATATTCTGCTCCATATTCATGTCCCTTGACACTGCTTCAGAGTATCAATTAGTGATTGATTCTCTCTTTTAAGCCTATCTGTTTCTCTTTTTAATAATAGATACAACTTGTCTTGCTTATCTAGTTGCTCGTATAATTTCTTAATTGTTTTATTCCGCTCTTTAAGAGCGTTCTCTAATAAAATGATTTTAGTTTTCTCATCTTCTGAAAAATTACTCATTCTTATTCTCCGCTTCACTAATGTGCCCTAACAATATGAGGTCTTCAAGTGCTTCTATTCTTTAAAACAAGCGTTCAATGACTGTGTTTAAATCATCTCCTTTATATCGTCTTGCAAAGCCATTTTTCATATCTACGTACTGCACTTTAATTGGTCGTTTTATTGGCTCATTATTATAATAATCTCCGTAATTATTTTATTACTTTATATTGAGCTATACATTCATAGCTAAACGTGAAGCAAAAAGGACTTTGTTCTCTATCAATATCTTTTACTGTGTAACCAAAAGTATCTAAGCTAATTATTTCATACTTACTGAAATTATCAGTAAAGATTGTTCCAATGCTCATTTCATTTCGTTTCATATTTACCTCGATATTAC